CCAACTGATAATCTAAACCAACCTTTATTTTCTGTTGAACCGAAGTATTCAAATGGAACTAACCCAACTTTACATTCATCAATCAAGAAATCTAACATTCCCTCTAAACTGTTAAACTTATCCATATAATCCAAATAAACTGATATATAGATAGCACCATCAGGTTTTTTATAATCAACCTTACAACCATTAGATTTCATTTTTTCCAATACATCACAAATACTATCACATATTTGTCCAAATGTATTATTTCTTGTTAATAAAAAAGTATCAATACCTGAATAAGGGTTATCAACATTGGTTGCTAAGTATTGTCCCACCCCAATTTGTTCAGGTTTATTAGCCCAAGCCCCAATATGACTGAATATTTCACCCGCTTTCTTAATTAAATGTTCAGGTCCAAACATCCATCCAACCCTAACACCTGTCGCAGCCAATGATTTTGAAATGCCATCAACACATACCAAAAAATCTTTAATTTGAGGGGTTAAATTAATCGGATGATGTGTTTGTATTCTTGATAAATCTGAATAAATCTGATCAAAGAAAAGATATACTGGTTGGTATTCATTATTCGTTTCCAACCTTCTTTTATTTTCATCTACTATGATTTGACAAATATCTTTAAGAACATCAGGATTAATTATTTTCCCTGTTGGATTTTGTGGGGAACAAAGACATACCATCCTCGCTGTTTGAATATTATCTTTAATTTGTTTTGCTGTTGGAAAGAAATCATTCTCAGGGGAACATTCAATTTTAATTGGTTTCCCATCGTGTAAGAATGTATAGTGATTATTATTCCAACTTGGAACTGGAAATATAATTTCATCATCTTTATCAATTATTGTCTTAAATATTGTATAAATAAGAGGTCTAACACCAGCACCAATAAGTATTTGACTTGGTGAGTAATCTATAAAATGTTTTCTTTTAAGATGTGATGAAACTGCTTCCCTAAGTGATAATTCACCAACAGGTGTTGGGTAATTTGTATTAGAAATATTAAAGTTCCATTGTATGTAATCATTTAATTTTTCAGGTATAGGATACAATTGAGAATCGAAATCCCCAATTGTATAATTATATACCTTTTCAGTCTTGGATTTTATTTTACTTGATATTTTTAATATCTCGGATCCAATAATGTTTTCACCATAATTTGATAATTCACCCATTTTTAAAATTCGTAATTTTCACCAACATTATTTTCATATACCTCACCCTGAATTGTTTCCATTGGTGACATTCCACCTTCTATATCCATTATCATTTCTTCCATTGGTGGCATTCGTTCCGGTTCTCTATCATCGTGACCAAATTCATTTTTTCTACCTTCATATTGTTTGATAAGATTATCAGTTTCAGTTTCATCCAATAAAGAAGCGTTTTGAATATTATTTTCTTTACAGTAGTTGATGAATAATTCTTTAATGTTTAAAGGTATTGGAACAAACATCATTTCCATTTTAACATCCCAATCAGTCCAACAAGAGAACTTGTTTGAAAAATTAAACATTTCCATCATTTCACTATCATATTTAACTTCTTCTTCATCGTTATTTATAATAGATTTACTTTTTAACCCACTTAATTGGAATTCGTTTGGATTTTTGGTTTTTAATACAGAATGATAATACGATTCATTCATATCGTAATATAAACCAATCTTTCTATTTATATTTTTTTCAACGAAATAAGCGAGAATACCTTTATCAGTATATCTATAATAATATTCAGATTGAGTTACACACCATTTAGTTCCTCTACCATAAACAGAGGCTGCGTCATATGATAACGGTAAGAATAACATATACTTATCATCTTCATAAAGGACTTTAATTTCTTTTTTTGCTTTACCAACTGATTTTGTTAAAGTCGCTTCTTTAATTGATTGTTTAACAGTTGATAGACTTTTATATTGATTTAAGTCAGGTTTTTCAATTAAACCGTTTGTTGCCAATTCATCAAATTTATTTAGGATTTCTAAAATGTATTCCATTTCATTTATTGCGGTAATTTCAAAATCACTTGATAGATTTTTTGTAAATCTAACTAAATGTTCTGTATATTTTTTTGTTTTAGAATTGTCAATATTATTTGCCAATTCAATAAAATCAATAGGTTTGATTTTATTTTTAAATCTTTCTCTAATTGTGTCAATTTTAGCCATTTGTATCTAAATTATATTGTGTTTTAATATTTATTTTATTATCGTTGAAATCTTTAATAAGTGAGTCTCCAAACTCATCTACCCATTTATCATAATCGGTAATTTTTTCTTGTTCTTTAAACAAAACTTTTAATTTACCATTATCACCAAGTATTGTTATCTTTTCTTCACCTTCAATAATATCTATTGGTGAGAAGTTAATCATTTGAGCCATTATAGCAAAAAACTCAAATCTTGCTTTATTTTTTAATGTTTCCCTTAAATCACTCATTGTTCAATTCTATATTCATTATGTTTTATAATCCATTTAATTTCACCATCTTTGTATAATAATAATTGACCTTCATCGGTTATTATTACTTTATCACAAACATAAGTTGTATCTGTAATAACTTTGGTTTGTTTAGTTGTTTCAATATCACAAGATAAGATATTAAATATCAATATCACTCCAATTATACGGAATACCATTGTCATAATCAATTGTCTTAAATGAATTTATTAAATTATCTATTTTAGTTAAATCTTTATTTTTTGAATCAAATTTTAATAGATGTTTTTGATAGTTTTTGACTAATAGTATCATTTCATCAAAATTATTCACAGCGTTTAAAATAAACACAGTGTCTTTTCTCGTATCAATAATATTTTGTTCATTCCTATTTTCCTCATCTTCTGCGGTTATTGTACCCACAAATAAACCATTTTGATCAACCAAATCAATTGACCCGAATGTTTCCGAATCATTCTCATCATTTCTTTCTTCCATTGTTAAAGGAAGTTTCATATTTCTATCAAACATTACCATTTTTCAGGAACTCCATTTCCTATATCATTTTTTTTAAATCCAAATAAAACCCATCTATAATAAACCAATAAAATCACATTTACTGATATATTAAACCACGAAGCAATACCCATAGTTCCAATACCAAATAAAGGTAATAAACCTATTGTTATTGAAAATAACGTAAATGACAAACCAATAAAAATTAATCCTTTACTATTTTTAAAACAAATGGTTTGATTATTAATCTCCCTTTCAGGAAACCATTCAACAATATAATTTCTCATATTTTTATATATAATAAATTAAAACCAAAAAAGGAAATATTTATAAAAAAATGAGCGATATAAACAAAAATAAATTATTCATACCAATAACTGAATCGGAACAATCTAAGAAAGGTAAATTATTTATCCCTAGAAGATTATCAGGTGAAAATTCTAGATTTATCCAATGGAATAAGGAACAACCCATCGTAGATGGTGTTCAAATTAATCAATATACACATGATGGTAAAAAAGAAGGTATTTGGGAATTTTATTACCCCAATGGACAATTAGATACAAAGGGTTCATTTAAAAATGATAATTATGATGGTATTTGGGAATATTATTATAGTGATGGTAAATTAGCTTCTAAGGGTTCTTATGAAAATAATAAAAAAACAGGTGTTTGGGAAGATTATTATAAAAATGGACAATTAGATTTTAAAGGTTCATTTAAAGATGGTAAAAAAAATGGTATATGGGAAAGTTATCACGATAATGGACAATTAAGGTACAAGGGTTCATATAAAAATGATAAACTAGATGGTATATGGGAAAGGTATTATAGTAATGGACAATTAATGTTTAAAGGTTTATATAGAGATGATGAATTAATTAAATCATTACCATTAACCGAATCTGAACAACCAAAGAAAGGTAAATTATTCATACCTCGTAGATTATCAGGAGAGAATTCTAGATTTATCCAATGGAATAAGGAACAACCGATAGTTGATGGGGAACGTATTAATCAATATACACATGATGGTAAGAAAGAAGGATATTGGGAAGAAGTAGATGAAAATAATTTTTTTAGAGAAAACGGTTATTATAAAAATGGTAAAAAGGATGGTGTGTGGAAATATTTAGATTTTGATTTTATGTTATTAAGTGAAGGAACATTTAAAGATGGTAAAAAAAATGGTATATGGGAATATTATTGGAGATTTGATGGTTCATTAAAGTTAAAAGGTTTATATAAAGATGATATAAAAACAGGTATTTGGGAGTTTTATTATTATGATGAACAATTAGATAGTAAAGGTCAATTTAAGAATGATAGAAAAGATGGTATATGGGAAGAATATTTTCCTAATGGGGGATTAAAAAGTAAGAAATTATTTGATGATGGTAAATTAATTAAAGAATTACCAATAACTGAATCAGAACAATCTAAAAAAGGTAAATTATTTATTCCTAGAAGATTATCAGGAGAGAATTCCCGATTTATCCAATGGAATAAGGAACAACCCATCGTAGATGGGAAACATATTAATCAATATACACATGATGGTAAGAAAATTGGTATATGGGAAAGGTATCATAAAAATGGACAATTATGGTCTAAAGGTTTATTTAAAGATGATAAAAAAGAAGGTATATGGGAATATTATCATTATGATGGACAATTAAGTTCTAAGGGTTTATATAAAGATGGTAAATATGATGGTATTTGGGAAAGTTATTATAGTAATGGACAATTAGAATCTAAGGGTTTATATGAAGATGATTTAAAAAATGGTATATGGGAAGAATATAATATACGTGGTAATTTAGTGTTTAAAGGTTTATATAGAGATGATGAATTAGTTAAAATATTACCAATAACTGAATCAAAAACCCCATCATTCTTATTAAAAGAAGAAATGGGTTTAATAAGGGAAGGGAATGTTCAGGATTATATCAATAACGTAATATCAAAAATTAAAAACTTATCTTATGAAACAAAAAAGAAATATATTTTAATAGCAATCTCAACCCTTTTAGGTTACACATCTTACCCTGTCATTCAATCAATGTTTGATAAATCACCAGATAAAGAAACAAAAGAAATTGTTCATAGAGTAATGAACAAAAAAAATAATTTTTCTATGTTTAAAGATGGAACAAAATTCCGTTTATCTAAAAAAGGTTTTCAACACATTATGGATGAAGAAAAACCAAAACTTATAACATACGCATTAGGTGATGGTAAAATTACTGTTGGTTATGGACACGCTGAACCGGTTGAAACAACCAAACTTAAAGTAGGTCAAAAAATAACTAAAGAACAAGCAAAATTATACCTTAAACAAGACCTTAAAATAGCCGCAGATGGTGTTAGAAGAATGTTTAATGATTGGAAAAAACAAGATAAAAACTATAAAGTTACTCAAGATATGTTTGATGCTTTAGTTTCAATGGCTTTTAATATGGGAGTATCAGGTCTTAGAAATACTAATTTAGTTGATTATCTTAGAGATGGTGATTATAAAACCGCAGGACAACTTATTAAACAAACAAATATTGATAATGATTCATTTCCAGGTCTTGAAAAAAGAAGAAATAAAGAATCCAATATGTTTTTATCGTATTTGTTACAAAAAAATAAAATAAATGCTTAATATTGTATATTTATATAGATATGGGATTTTTACAATTTTTATTCGAAGGTAGGGTTGATGATTTTAAAAAATTATTTAAGGACAAATATACAACCCCTGAACAAATAGACGCTATTATCAAAGTTTCATCTGAAGTAGATGATAAACACAAATATTTAATTTGGTTAGCAAAAACACTTACCAAACCAGTATTCAATAATGAAATTGCTTTCGGTGAAGAATTAGCGGAAGCACAAGAACTTCTAATGAAGTTTAAAACAATTGGTCCTAATCTACCAATTAAAGATATTTCACAATATAAAAACATATCTGAATTAGCAGACGCGATTAAAACTTACGAAAATAGACAAAGAAGAACAATTAAAAAGGTTGATGGTGCTGATATAATCTATGATGACGATGATTATACAATTGTCCACCCAAAAGAATATTTCGCATCTTGTTATTACGGTGAAGGTTCTAAATGGTGTACATCATCTAAAAATACTGATAGTCATTGGTATTCATATAATAAAGAAGCGAAATTGTTTTATTTTTTATCAAAGAAATTACCTACAAGTAATGACTTTTATAAAGTAGCGTTAGAACAAAAGTATGATGGAAAAAGAATTTTTTGGAATGCACCTGATAAACCTTTTGCTTCTGGTTGGATATTAGGGACTGATTATATGAACGATTTACTCGAAGTTGTAGATCAATATATGAAAGACAATTATTCAAGAGAAATTGGTATATTCTCAGACGAACAAAAAGCAAAAATTGAAGCAGAAATTGAAAGACAAAGATTACAAAGGATTGAAACCCAACGAATAATTAATCAAAAAAGAAGAGATGCTGAAAGTAGAAGGGAAACCGATGAATGGAATCCTGAAGAAGTTACTCACGGTGAAGTTGGATCACACGCTTGGGCTTTATTCACTTATTTAACCAGATATGAAAATCTTGTACCGAAAGAACCGGGAGATACCGAAAGACTTGAATTTATTAATTCTGAATTAGATAGGTTAGGTGAATTACAAAGTCAATATGAGGTTGAGGGTAGGGATTTAACTGGTATTGATGCTGAGATTTCAGCATTAGAAGAAGAAAAAGATGAGTTAGAAAAAAGAGTTGATGTATATGATATGATACCTGAAGGTGGTGATTATACTAATATGTCAAGATTTAGTGTGACAAATCCTGACTATGATGGATATGAATGGACTGTCGGTGATGATGATCAAATTAAACAAGCCGCTTTTGATAGTGCTGAATCCTTAATTGACGACATAGGGTATGAAGGATTTAACAGTTATTTGGTTGAACGACATATTGATGCTGACGCTGTGGCTAGTGAGGCGAGAGATAGTTATGAATATTGGGTTCGTGATAATCCTGAGTCGTATTTAGATGAAACAGATAGAGATTTAAGCAAATCACAACAAAAAGAGATTGGTGAATATCAAGAAAAGATTGATAAATACACTTCTTTCCGTGAAAAAGCAACTGAACGTCAGGAAAATTATGATTCGGATAGTAGAGAATGGAAAGCACTTGAAAAGGGTATTGATAAACTAACGGATTTAATATCTGACCTTGAATATGATATTGAAAACATTAAAGAAGAACCGGATGGTGATTGGGATGAAGATAAAATTGAGGAAAAGATTGATGATTTGGTTGATGATGTAAAACGTAATCCATTAGATTGGTTAAAAGAAATGGGTATTGAAAAATATGATGATTATATAAATAAATATGAGTTTATTGAGGATATAATTGATTCTGATGGGTATTATCAAACATTAAATAGTTATAATGGTGATGGTGATACTGTTGAATGGGATGGTGAGACATATCATATAATGAATACAGATAGATAATAAAAATAATATATTTATATATATGACAAAAAATGAAGCAAAAAGAGCCTTTTTGGATAAAGGTATATTGAAAAAAGATGCGTTTGATAGATTTTTAAATGAAGATCCAACAACACAAAAGAAATATGTGTTTTATATGATTAAACAATATTTAAAACAATCTGATGAAGAGGGTATTCAAGTATCTGATTTATCAGCAGATGATTTAAGTATGGGTATTTTATCACCTATATTTTCATATGTGACAGAATACAACACATTATTAAATAGAGTCCCACAAGATAAAAGAGATATATATAAATTATCTTATAATGAATTGGTTAGTATTGTTGATGAATTGAACACTTCTAGTGGTGAAACTGATAGATCGTCATTAAGGAAAAGAGCACGTGAAAATTCTGATAATTTTAATGAATTAGGTATTGTAGAGATTCCAGGTGTATTAGTTGTTGCACCATATAATCACGACGCTATTTGTTGGTATGGTCAAGGAACAAGATGGTGTGTGGCTATGGATTCCGCTCCAAACCATTGGGTGAATTATTACACCACACAAAAAAATACTTTTTATATTATAAGTGCTACAAATGATGCCGTTAGAAACAAAATTAAAGAACATTATAAAAATAAATGGGAACGAATGGGTTTAGGTAGACCAACAGGGAGTCCACCAAAAATAAAATGGGTGTTAGTTAAAAACGATAAAGACGTGTCTGAAATATCAACCGAAAATAAAAATGAAGCGGCTGAACTATTCAAAGAAAGATTAAATTTACCATCATTAAAAGGATATGATATTGAAAACTATGGTTATAGAAACCTATATAAAGTAGCGTTTTTAGTTCCACCAACAAGAGATAGTATGGGTGACGAAATAAAGAATGAAAAAGGTGAATATATACCTAATATGAAAAATGCACAGATTTTTTCTTCTGACGATATTTCATTTAATAATGGATGGGAAGAATACTTTAAAGTAATTGGTTTATATGATGTTTTTATTTAATAAAATTAAAACCCCTTTCATTGGGGTTTTTTTATGTTTTAAACTATTTATATTCGATGAAAAAGATTAAATTAACTGAACAAGATTTAACAAATATAGTTAAAAGAGTAATATCGGAGGATGAAAATTCAAAAAAAGGTAAACTATTTATTCCAAGAAAAATTGATGAAAGAAAGATTGAACATCAAAAAATAATCGCTGGTGAAGTAGAAAAGATTAAAAAAAGTCCTTTTGGTTCAATATCAAAAAAATTTTTATTTGAGTGGTTACAGGAAAATAATTTAGAACAAGAACTAAAACTTTCTTACAAAGGTTCATCTTTAGGTGAAGTAGGTATGACATCATATGATAATTCAAAAGGTGAAGTTACCCTATATTTAGAATCAAAAGTAACATCTTTAGGTAATGTAGGGATACGTTTTAAAATATCCGACATTCAAATAGGGTATGTTGAACCAAATGTAATGGAAGATGATAAATTTTATCCAATAGATTAATTATGAAAATACTTATAACTGAAGAACAAAAAAAGAAGTTATTCATCCCAAGAAGGATTGATGAAAGAAAAGAACAATTTAAAAAAGAATTTTCTGAAAAAACCAAAGAATTATTATCTCATTTTAATATAACTGAAATAGTAAATCATGGTCGTATTGATGATTATGAAAATGAAATATCTGGTGAAGATATTGAAGAAGGTTATAGTAAAATTGTTATTGATGGTAAAAATTATTATGGATTTCCAAATTGGGAATTGGTTGAAGATTTAATCAATAACTGGGAAGAAATGTTAGCAGGATATTTAAATATGATTATACCACAACCATCGGATGAAAGTATAAGTAAATCACAACCAAATATTGTTGGTAGAATGTTTAGGGTAGATATTACCCCATCAAAAATAGATATTAGTTTTTCTTGCTCAATTGTAGATTACATAAATAAAAAAGGTAATGAAACCATTACCCTTTAATATCATCAACCCAAATAGGGGTTTTTTCTCCAACGTAAGCACCTGAAACATTAAAATCAAAGTATTCAATAGCCTCCACCTCATTCATTTCCCTACAAAGAATTTCAATACATTTAGATACCGAATAAACCAATCTCATAGATTTAATATCAATACCAATGAGAGCCTCATCAAAACCATCGGCTTTAAGGAAATTCTCATCAGGGTATTTTTCAATAATACTATCAATCATTAGGATTTAGCCTTTACATTAGGTCTATCCTCAATGTGTTTGATAATCGAATCGTATACGTTAATAAACATTTCTTTGGTTCTAACACCAAATACAACGTCTTTTACTTCAGTTTTGGTATCCTGAACATTCCAAAATTCAATGTGTTTTTGAATCGCTGTAAACTTCTTACCTTTAGTATCTAATTGATTAAAATCAGAACTCAATTTATCGGATTGTAAATAAACACCAAAGGTTTCTTTCTGATGATTCTTCTTAGAGATAAAGTAAATCAATACATTCTTTGAGTAATTATAAAAGTGATTTGACGTATCTTTTGAAGCCGTACACCATTTGGTATTAGAACCATAGGTTAATGAAGCCTCATACGTTAAAGGTGTTCCAATCATATAATCATCATCTTCAAAATATTTATGGAATTCTTTCTCCCTACGTTTTAACTCACGTTGTTGTTTAGCAACTTCCAATACTTTATTGAAATCTTCAACAGATTTAAACTTAAAAATGTCCGAATCAGAACCCTTAATAAAGCCTTCTTTTACCAATTCATCAAAAGCAGCACAATCTTTGTTAAAATCGTTTTCCAACCAATCGGTAAATTCATCAAGAATTGATTTTTTAAGGTTTTCAATTTCATCAGTACAAGACACTAACCATTTAGTGTATTTAAACTGACTTGATTTGTTTTGAGAAGACGGATCATACTTTTTTAGTAAGTCCAAAAGATTGATGTTTAACTGATCTTTGTATTTTTCTTTGATTTCTGTTATACTAATCATATTTTTTATTTTAATTATAATACAAATGTAATTTTTAATTTTTTATTATCCAAATTTTTTTTAAATTTCTTTTAAAATTTCTAAAACCTCATATTTCATATAGGGTAAAGGAACTCTATCAAAATCCATAGTTTCCCTATTCCACCACAAAATCTTCAACTCCCTTAGTTTTTTACCAGTCCTTAATTGATACATATATGCGTAAAAACTTAATTGAATCGCATAAGCGTTATATGAACAATCTGATAAATGTGATAAACAACCCTTCATCCAATTCCCATAATCATTCTTATATGTTAATTTTTTATTAGATTTATAGTCATTAATATCAAAGAAATCACCATAATCCAACACCAAATCGGATGTTCCAGCAACTTTATATTCATCAATCCATAAACACTCCTCAGCCATTATAGTTTCAGCCTTTAATAAATCCAATCTTTTAAAAGCATCTACCACCTGTTTCTCATATTCATCGGTTGGGAAATAAAATCCCTTAGCCTTAATATAATCTTCAATCGGATTATGAACTTTATAAGTACCAAAATCAGTAGCCTCCTTATTAATAGCCCTCCACTCAGCAATTATATCATCTTTCTTCCTACCATCACGCCTTGCAATCGCCGAAGCAATCTTATCCTCCTCAAACTTAACCTTATATTTTCCTAAAATTGCAGATATTGACGTGTATTGTTCACCTGTCTCCCTATTGAAATACTTATGTTGAACCGGTTCTAAATATATTTTATTCATTATCAATTAGTTAAGGTAAAAAGGTGTGTCTTTATATTCTTCCATTACTTCAGTAATACTATTATTACCGGTAAAATCGTCAATATAATAATGAAGTCCATCAAAAATGAATGAGAATTCATCATCGCTCATATTGAATTTGGTTTTGTAATATTTTTTAATTTTTTCTTTGATTTCAGCCTGTGAAACATATTTTTTACCATTATTCCAACCATAGTTAGAACTCCCACTATAACCATAAGCGTATGCGTTATTGTAATTATTTCCAGAACCATAAGTGTATGTCGATTCTTGTTGTTCGAATACTTGTTTTTCATTACCCAATCTTTCAATAATAGCCACCGATAAATCATAAGCGATTTCAATACCATCAATTAAAACACATTCGTTAGATGTGTGATATTGGTAATAAGCCGCAGGTAAATTAATACACTCAAAGTCAAATTTCTTAGTTAATTGACTAACATCGGTAAATGGATGACGAGCAAATATTCTTACACCATAATCGTATAATAAATCACCAATCTTACCCTCAAATCTTTCTCTACCTGTTTCTTCATCAATAACTACACCAGGTTTAGCCCATTCACTACTGAATAACTGATAACCTGAACAATACCAAGAAATCGTATCATTTTCAGGTGAATCGTGTTGAATTGTGTAAGCAACATCGTTAAAGAATTCAGGATCAGCCTCTCTTGAACCGATACATCCAATTTCTTCTGAAATAAAGAAAGCACATTTCATAACGTCAAACTTATCCATTACCTCAAGAGCCAAGAAAATACCCGCTTTATCATCACCCCCACAACCTGTTCTATTAGTTTTGGTGTGTGTTTTTCCTTTAACATAACCACGAAGAACTTGTTGTCCATCACATACACTTGAATAGTCATATTGACTCTTAATATAAGTTTCTTCAACAATTTCAATACCGTAAGAATCAATCTTATGAACCGTATCCATATGTGCAACCATACAAGGGTAATATTCAGATCTACCTTTTGTTAGGTAAATATTACCAATTTTGTCAGTATAATGTGGAATGTTACGAATTGTTGCCCAATCAGCAATGTATTTACGAACCTTTTCTTCCCTACCAGATACCGATGGGATTGAAAGGATTTCTTTTAATCTTTCTAATTTATTATTATCCATACCACAAATGTAATACTATTTTTTTAATTTCCAAAATATTTTTCCCATAAATCAAAAACTTTATAATTATTTTTCATAACTGATTGAAGTTCATTATTCCTTATGTATTTATAATTGAATTTTGAGTAGTGTCTAAAATAATATTTTTCAATATCAGTATATAAACCTATACTGTCAGTATAATAAGCAACAAATTCATCTTCATTTATTTTTTTATATATAACTTCTTCATTACCAGTAAATATCAGATATTTATTTATATGTTTTAATGATTTCATTTGGCAAATATATGTAAAATAATTTAAAATGAAAAACCCACAACTAAAAAAATTTAGAGTGGGTTTTTACCTGTTTAACTTCGGGAAAAGTCAATATGTTTAGATTGTTTCCAAATCTGATTTTAACTTGATTAATTTAATAATACTATCTTTTTTATCTTCCGATGAATAAAATTCCAATTTTAATTTAACTTTTGAAAGTTTTTCTTTTAATTCTGTATCACCAATATTAATTTTAGAATCAACTAATTCTAAGTTTTCTTTAATTATACTTTCTTCAATTGAAGATAATTTGTTTTCATCGTTACCAATCATTGTTTTAACTAAATCTTTTTCCCATTCAGTTAAATGTTCATATTTTTTATTGAACTTCTTAGCAATTAAATTAGTATAAACTTTTATTGGTAGTGTTCCCTCAACTACATTATCCGATACAAATTTTTGTGTTAATAAATGTGATACCAAATATTTTTTAGCATTCATTTTACCTTCAATTAAATTAGATTTAGTATCCCTAATTAAAATATCAATATTCTCTAATAATGTTTCTTTCGTATATACCTTATCTGATTTATATTTTAAAATAAAATCGTGTGCAATTGAAAAGTCATTTTCTAACGATTTAAGATAATCTATACTTTCATTCAAATAAGTAGTCGCATCCGACACATCATCAAATTTCTTATTTTCAATATTAGAATATGTTATGTAATATTCTTTAATTGTTTTATTGTTTTTAAGTATGTTATAAAACTCCTTAAATAGTCTTTTAAACTTATCTTTATCTGAATACGATTCAAATAAAATGTTATTTATATCTTGTTTAATTTTACCAAATGTCATAGTTGTATTTTTTATACCAATAAATATATGATAATTAAATTATAGAATACTTTTGTCAATTTTTTCTATCATTTCTTTTATATCCCTATTATAACTATCTGTTTTACTTATCAACTTTTCAGTTATTAAAGGTTTATGTTTTCCGGGTATAAATGATTCTTGTGGTGCTCCCTCAGGTCCACCAACAGGAGGTGCTCCAGCACCAACTTCAGGTGTTCCACCACCACCTTCAGTTTCACCACCAATAGGAGTTGCACCAGGTGCTTCACCACCAAATTCATTACCCCCACCACCAAATTCATTACCCGCCTCAGGAGCACCCTCAGCGGGAACAGGACCACCTTCATCAGGTTTAACACCATAAATTTTATCAACCTTATCAAATACACCTGTTTTTGGTATAACCGATGCAGTATTAGCCAATTCAGCCGCTGCGGCTTTTTCAATTCTTTGTTGTTGTAAATCTAACGCAATTTCTTCGTCTGACATACCTAATATTTCTTTTTTACCCCTTACCATAGATATAGCAGAAAAACCATTACCCGCATCAGCCATTGCTTTAGAATATACATCTAATTTTTGTGACCATAATTCAATCTTTAATAATTCAGCCTGAGTTGAAGGGTTTGTTAACGCTAATGTAAAGTTATCTAACTCTTCTTCATGTCCCAACATAAATAAATGAATAATAGCAATCTTATTCAATTCTTGAATCATCGCTTTTTGTATTCTATTTACTGTCCTTGAGAATCTAATATCTAATAATGATAAGTTTTTACCATCACCCACAGCCTCACCAAAACCTAAGAAAGGTGCTGGAACTCTAATCGCTGCAAATAATTTCTTTTGTAAGTATTCAATATCATCAATTGGTAATGGTGCCGCTCCCGGTAATGTATCAATAGGACTTGCAGCATTTTCAGTTCTAACAGGAACAAACCAATCTTGATCAATACCCGCTTGATTATATCTTAAATCAATTTGTCCTGTTTTACTATCAACAATAGGTGTTCTTTTAAACTTATTTGCTATTTTTTGAATGTATGCTTCAATATCACTATCTTCCATATTACCAACAAACACCTTGAATATTCTTCTTTCAGGTGCTCTTACAACCCTATAAATTAACATAGCATCTTCCGACATTACTAATTGTCTATAAATCCTTCTTGCTTTTTCAAGAATACTAGTGCCATAAGGAAGTTTTCTATCATCACCTAATAATCTAAAATGAGCAATCTGAAATGGTTCAAATTGTAAATCTTTTGTTTTATATTGAAATCTAATTTTCTTTTTCTTAGCAATTAAATCAGTATCCTCAAATCTTTCAATTTCAATTGTAGGTAATTGAGTACATCCAACAACCCCTTCACCGTGTTCTAAATGTAAATAAACAAAATTATCACCATATTTAATTGTCGATCTAGTCCAAGCCTGTAAGTTAGTTTCAATATCTAATGTCTTATTAAAAAGGTCTTGAAGTATAGATCTAACCCTTTCTGATTCTGAAAATATTGTTAATACTTTACCCTGTTCAGAAGGCACACAAGCCTCTTCCGACATGATATCGAGTGCCGCTGCAATCTCAGGGAAAAATTCCATTGATTCAAAATCATAATATGCCGCCATCCTTGTTGGTTCATTGTGAATTGAACGAGCGTACATATCATTTTCAACTTTACCCCATAAATCATTTACATATTTTTGTTGTTGAAGTTCGGTTTTTGTCACCTTAAACTCTTCAGGGCTTGTTGTCACTAATAAAGGATCAACAGGTCTCTGAGGTTTACTTATTCTTCTTTTATTTTCATTATTGGGTCCTAATAATATACCCATTCTCTGAAATATCGTTAAATTTTGTTCTGCCATATTATATAAATATTTATCTTTTTTATTTCATCCCAAATAACCAACCAAATTCACTTTGAGATTGCCTTTGATTTGTTTGTCCCCCCAAAGGATTTATTTTATCTTGCATATTATATGTTGGAATACCTGTCGTGGTTGTTTCAACAGTCCAAGAATTTAATAATGATTTTATTTGTGATTCATTTTTTGTAAGTTCCTTAAATCTTACCTCACATAAGTATAACGCCAAAGCTAAAGAAAATAAACAGTCGTCATTACATCCTTTCATATGATCAGGTCTTCCAGAAACTGTCACAATAAATGTTCTCATTTCAGATAATGTTCTTTGACTTCTTACTTTGAAGCCTTGTCTTACATTCCTTTCAAATGAGTCTAATACATTCATTCTTGTTATTGATGAACCTATCACTAAACCAGCGGGTAATTCATCTTTATTGACATAACCATACATATCCTTCCCTTTATAGTCATAAAAGAAGTTTTTATATCCGTATTCTTTTAACTTATTTACACAAATTAAACCTAACCCACCTGTTAAATCAGTTATTAACATAGGATTACCATACATTTCCAAATATTTCAATATAAACTCAGCAACCACATCAGGAGCCATCTTACCTCTCCACTCAAATACTTGTTCCCAAGTTTCAAAATCAACAATGGTTAAAACACTCCAATCATCAGATTGTCCCAATGAAATATCCAATCCTGCGGCATATCTATGTTCTTTTTCGGGTTCTTTAAATATCCATACCGATTTATCAAATCCCTCAACCCTAATTGGGTCAATTACATTTTCTAATTTTTGTTTATCAATATCTTCACCAGTAACAAATGTATTACCTGAACCAACAAAATTACCATCAATCTCTTGACTTACTTTTCTTGGTGAATCCATATCGGCTTTCATTCCCTCATACCAGGGTGAAGTTGGTTTCCAACCATTCCTAATCAATTCTTTCCATTCATCTTCATTCCAATTCTCAATGGTTTGATCATCCTTCAACCACGTCAATTTAACGTTATATCTTGGATCTTGATACCATTTGATTTCATTTATGACAAATGTATTTTTACCTAATGTGGAATTATTATATGTCTTCCAGTACAATAAATCGTTTCCATTAGGCGTTGAAATTAGTATTGCTCTACCTCCTGTTGATAAGGCTGCCATTGATGCTGTCCAAAATTCCTCAACATCAATACTATCAATATGAGCCGCTTCGTCAATAATCATTAAAGTAGGTGTATAACCCCTTAAAGCATCCATTGATGTTGCAACGGATTTAACTTCAGATTTGTTATATAATATCTTGTGATACTCCGTTGTTTTATCATACATATCTTTTTTATCAACATCAAACATCCAATTAGGACATTGATTGATAAACTCATTAACTTTTTTTAACATTAAGGCGGCAGTATCCCTTTTGTTCGCAACAATAAGAACCTTCTCAGGTGATTCTTCATCGGCGAATAATAATAACCAACAAACGTAGGCTGCTGTAATAGTAGATAATCCGGCTTGTCTATATTTCAAAGCCAGATTATATCTTTCGTTTTTAAAATTGTGTAGTATTTTTTTTTGTATGTCAAACAATTTAAAAGGGACATTACCTTTTTGTGTTTGATCGTAAGTTGTTAAGTAATTTTCAATAAAATAAACATAATCTATACTACACTTTAAATATTCACTTGTAATATCATTCATATTACAATAAATAGTTAGGATAGTTTATTTTCTAAGTTATTCCTTAATACATCGTAAATAATTTTCATATTATCCAAGTCACTCATAGTTTTTTCTTTGGTAATATCTAATACAGATCTAAAGAACTCCTTCATACCAATAACTATTTTATCTTTATCTTTAGTAACATAAAAGTTTTCGTGTAAGAAATACCAGAAGTAATCTTTATGATACCCTTCCTCCTTAAACTTAATTTTTTCTTTTTTGTATTGACTTATAGTTTGTTTCCATATCCAATTAAAATGACTATATCTATCAGTATCATTCGTAATTGTATCATCACCTAAATAACTATCGTGTAATATAGATAATAACGTAATTGTAAAATCAATAAACAAATCTGTTTGTTCAACTTTTACATTTTGTTGGTTGAAAAAATCTTTTGTTTTTTCTTTAGGTAAAAACTTTCCAATATATTCTATAAAGTTTTTAGGGTTATCCATTTTAGTCATTGAATTCTTTATAAATATTTAATACCTCAGCAACTATTGGATGTCTATGGTTTTCTTTTAAAGTGATTACTTTAAACCCTTTAACTTTACCATCTAAACTAGTTAAAAATGAAAGTCCTGATTCTTTTTTATTCCTTAAATCCACTTGTGATGTATCACCACATAATACCATTTTACTTCTCATACCCAATCTACCAATAACTAATTCTGTTTGACTATGAATAAGATTTTGGGTTTCATCAACTATAATAAATGAATCTTGAAATGTATGACCTCTCATATAAGCCAATGGTATCATTTGAATAACACCCTCTTTAATCATCTCATCTACCTTTTGTTTGTTAAATAACTTATAGAAGTTATTATGTATTGGTTGAATGTATGGCTGTAATTTATCATCAGCTCCACCAGGTAAGAATCCTATTTCTTCTTTAGATACCGCTGGACGACAAATAATTATTTTTTCAATTTCCCTTCTATTGTATAAATCTAACGCTATTAAACACGCTAAAAGAGTTTTACCCGAACCCGCTTGTCCTTTAAGAACCGTTATATCGTTCTCCATTATTAACCGTTTAGCCTCTTTTTGTTCAGCATTAAGGTTGATATTATACCTAATATCACCTTTAGGTTTTCTTTTTTGGGTGTTAGTTGTTTTACCTGTATATTCCATATTCATAAATATTTGTTTTATATCTTTATTTTAATTAAAATGATTTGAAAATAAAGCATAAAAAAAGCCACAAGAAATTATTGCATTCTTCGTGGCTCTTAAATTAATTATTATCATTCAGTTAGAGATATTATTGTTTTGTTAAACCTTTTACTTCGTTTAACATTTTCTTTAGAGTAGCATTTACATCTTCTTTCATAACACTTTTAGCGGCTGGCTTTGTGTTATAGTTGTAATTCATCAACTTCATTATTTTAGAAGTTTCTTCATTAATCATCTTCTTATTTTTATCAGCCAATACGATTAATTCACCTTCTTCAAATCTAACTTTAGCGGTTCTATTCTTATCAGCGATTTCAAATACTAAACCATTTACTTGGTATTCACTTGGAATAACAACTTTGTCTAAATTCTCAGCATTTTCAACTCTTAATGTTCCCAAATTAATTGAAGCAAACCCTGATGAAATACTCATATTTGCTGATGGTCTTTCAACTTTTGGTTGTGAAGTTGAATTAATTTCTTTCATATCGTCATTATTTAAGATTGTCATCCAACCTTCAGATTCTTTAACTTCTTTCTTTTTGAAGATTTTTGATTTAAATTTTTTCATTTTAGCATCTTTCGCTGCTTTTTTCATTGGTTCTTTTTTATTACCATCTTTATCTAAATCTAAAAAATCTGGTTTTGATTTTTTACCTTCCTTCATTTTAATTGCTTCTTCTATTATTCTATCTACGATAGATTCTACTGATTCTTTCATTCCTTTTTCTCTGTTTAATTTCTCAACATTTTTATTTTTACCCATACCATTGAAAACATTAACTTGATCTCCAATTTTACCATCTTTAGGGAAGATATTATATACAGGTGAGTTTAATTTAATTTCTTTTCTTTTTTTAGTTAGTTTAGACATAAAACTTTCATCACCATTTAAGTTCTTTTTAAACTTTGCTTTCCATTCATCTGATGGATCAGTATCATAATCTAAACTTTCCATTCCACTACCATTTCTCGCTAATTGATCGTAATACGCTTCTTCATCTTTAACAGGGAATTTTTTTGTATATTTATCATCACCACTTGTAGCAGTTTTAATATAACCCTCATTATCAATCATAGGTTGTTTTAATTTTATATCGTTATATTTAGAAACTTTTTTCATACTTTCTTCGTAAGCAGATTTATTTTCTTTAGCGTTATCTTTTGATATTTTGTTATACATACCAACACCAGGTGCTGCTCCACCAATACCAGGTAAACTTCTTCTACCCATTATATCAGCCTCTCTCAAGGTTTTCTTTCCACCACAACCACATCCACCTTCTCTAAGTGTTTTCTTTCCACCACAACCACATCCACCTTCATTCATCTTATATGTTTTAATATTAGATACCGTTACTTTTTCATTATTATAATCACTTTTCAATACATTTTTATAACCTATTTTACCATTACCTTTTAATGATTTTTCTAAAAAGGTTTTAGCGTCTTTATGGTTTTTTGATATATTCTTAACACCACCTTTGTTATCCATAGTATAAAATAATTCAATTGTATTATCCTCACCTTCATTTACATTATCAACTACAATAGCGGAAATATTTTTCTTTTTTAAATCATCAACTGTTTTAGTGATATCTTTATTTTTAGATTTTGAAACGTAAGCAACCTTTTCATTTGACGCAATTTCTTCATCAACAATAAAATTGTCACTATCATCAAATAAATCTTCCATAGTAACTCTTCTTCTTGGTTTCATACTTTTACCCTTACTTTTTCTTTCAACGAATCTGTAATCATCTACATTTTCATATTTTTCGTTAATATTCATACCTATAAATATATTACTTTTCTATTTTTGATAATTTTTTGTAATAATAAATATCTTCATATAAATGATCTTTAGCAATTTCTCTAGCAATTCTATTTTTATTGGTGTGTTCCATTTCAACTTTAATACCCTTTAACCATTCTTTCATCGCTATTTGTGGTAATATTTTATGTTTTTTAGCGATTTCAATAATTGTCATACCACTTGATTTACCACCAGATATTACTTCTTCATTAACCCATTTTGTCTTTGTTAAATGAATATTTCCTTTATACCCCTTCGGATATGTTGGCGTTAATTTCATTTCACCTGATAATGAACTTTCACCCCTATATTTATTACTTAATTCCAAAGGAGAGTCAACAGCTCCTTGAGAACAATAAGGGAATTTTCTACACTTACTCTTTATTTTAACAAATTTACCACCTTTTCCACCATAAGTTGTCTTAGCACCTTGTCTCATATTTGGAATATTCTTAGCCAAGAAACCAGGGGTTTCATATGACCCAGTTGATGCTGAACCTGTTTCTTCTTTAATAATTTTTTCTATTAAAGAAATTAACTCACTTTCTGTTATTGTTAAAGTTTTTTTTATACTCTCTTTTCTTGGTTTATATGAAGCCATTGCTGGTTTATTACCTTTACCTACTTTACTATGTGTTTTTTCAACCCTTCTTTTCTGAGCACAAGCAGCCCTTTTTTGTTCATCAGTCATCTTAGATGCGACACTAGCAGCCCTACATTTAGGGTATGATTTATCGGTAGCCTTTTCTCTACCACAAGGAGGATGTTTCCCATCTTCCTTACGACATATATTAACCCAAGGTCCTTTAGGTTGCTTACTACCTTTTGGCTTCTTCTTAGTTCCAAACCAAACAGCCAAATCCTCATTGGTTAAATCTTCCCTTATTTTCTTCCTAATATTTTCCATAACATTAACAATATGATCCTGAACATTTTTTCTGTCCATCCAAACCTTTCATTCTTCCCTTACATACTTGAACAGCAAAGCCATTTGCATAAGCACTAGGGTAAACTTTAAACTTTGATTTAGCAGCGGCTTTACCTCTAGCACATAATTTAGTTCCGGTTTTCTTTTTACCCTCAGATAAACTTTCATCCATCTCCATATATTCTTTAAGTTTAATAAACTCTTCTTTAGTTAAACCTGTCCTTATTTTTTTTCTGATTGGTTGATCCAATGCTGTTGAGAATGCTCCTGATGACGCTGTTCCGGTTTCTTCTTTAATATTTTTCTTATCTCTAACATCCTTAATGTTATAATATAATGTATCCCACCAATCATCATCCTTCATATATTTATTAGCCATTTGAATATTGATTGAGGCATTTTCAATATAATTATCCACAGCTTTTTCAACGTCTGTATCAATATATTTTTCAGGTAATACTTCTTCAATTTCAATAGCCACATTCATAGGAGACATCATTCTAAAATCTATTGATTGACCTAAACCTTTATTATCTCTTTTATAGATTCCGTAAGTCATATCTTGACCACCAGAATCTTCACCATATTCTTTAATCATTCTTTCAATTAAAGAAATTAATTCACTTTCTTTTAATGTTATTGTTTTTTTCATATAATTGTTTTTAATATTTTATGTACAGATTCCTCTACACTATATTTAAGATTAATATTAGGGTTTGTTGATGTTGAATAATAATTATAACGATCCCTACTCTTTACTATATTTTTTTTAGTTTTGTTTGTCCTTTTTTCTTTATAAGTTCTTTCTAATTGTTTCATAACTTTTTCTCTTACTTCGTTAGGTATCCGATTATACACACTAGGACTTTTAGTTATAAATTCATTTTTTGTTTTATAATCCATAGATTTAATATAATCTAATACTTGTTCAAATGTAGCCGTTTCAAGATTAAATCCATATTTATAATTATAATTCCTTTCTTTCTTTTCTAAGTGTTTCATAACTTTTTCTCTTACTTCGTTAGGTATCTGACTATACACATTTTTACTTTTACTTCTAAATTCATCTTTTGTTTTATAACCCATAGATTCAATATAATCTAATACTTGTTCAAATGTAGCCGTTTCAAGATTAAATCCATATTTATAATTTCCTTTATAAGTTCTTTCTTTCTTTTCTAAGTGTTTCATAACTTTCCCTCTAACTTCGTTAGACATCTTAGTATACACAGTAGGACTTTTAGTTGTAAATTCATTTTTTGTTTTATAACCCATAGATTCAATATATTCTAATACTTGTTCAAATGTGGCTGTTTTAGGATTAAATCCATATTTATTTGGGAATGTTTGAGTTAAAATATCATCAACATTTTTAGTTAAATTATATTTTTTAGATATCTTACGTGATAAATCATATAATCTCCGATTTTTTACCCTTAAATCTTCTCTACCTTTATATTTAACCAATTTTCCATTTTCATCTATATAACCATCCAATATTTCTTGTTTGATTTGTTCTGGTGTCATTTTATCATAAAACAATCTTTTAACATACCAAACTAAACCTTGCTTTCTAGCACTATCATATAATTGATTAAATTTAATTTCAAATTCATCAATATTATTAACTAATTTAACGGCTTGCTTAATTTCTCTCCACCATAAACTCTTAGCTCCTTCATTTAATAAAAGTGAATTAAATTGTTGTTCTGTTATTAAAATCTTCATACTTATTTACCTAAATTAGTTACCCAAAAGTTTCTTCTCATCCATAATGTTTTATATAGAGATACCAACACTTCTTTTGATATATCAGTCATTATTTTTTCAGTATCTTTACCCTTTAACTCTTTCTTTAATAAATCAAGAACAGTTTTTTCCAAATCCTTATCAATTAAATCCTTTATTTGTGATTTAATCATCTTTTCAATTTGATTTTTTTCTGTCTTATTTAATTCTTCAAATAATATTTTTCTCATATATGTATAAATAGTTATAGTTTATATGTTTTACTATCATTCCTTAATTCACTTACTTCGTAATCAAAAGACACTAATAATTTATTTTCTTCAGTTATATCTATATCACCCCATATGTGGAATATACCATCAATTCGATCAGCAATCCCTTCAATTAATTTATAAACCGGAGTTTCAAACTCATATAATTCACGGTGATTATTACCCCCATCAAAGACACCATGCATATACCAATTCCATTCGTCAGGAGTTGTACTCATATCAAATCGAACACTTGTTTCATTATCTTTTATATATTGAAGAACAGGATTCATTCCAATTTCAGATAAATATTGTCTATCCCTTTCATCAATTCTCCTGGGGATAAATAACTTCTTTTTTTGATCTTCACTAATAATAATTTTCATATCTATATAAATACTTCAGAACATAAAAAAACCCCAATAAAGGGGTTTTAATTTTTTTTATATTAACATTTTCAATCCATCCTTTTCACATATATACCCATCCGTATTATTAAGTATCATTTTATTATCAAAGATATGGACATTATTTTCAACCACACAAATCATATAGTCAATATTATGATACAATTTATTTATACCATTATATTTAATCTCATATGAATTATCATCATTTAATACGATTGATGAACAAGTTTTAATTTGAGCCTTGAATTCTTTACCATTCTTAATATTCTTAATGGTAATGTCATAACCACCAATCATATCATTCAAATCACCTAATTTACCAACACTAATTACTTCATAACCACCTTTAGATTCGAAATGTTTTTTTAATTTGACTACAACTAAATCTTCTTTTTTACCACCTTTAGATGACGTGTATTGGATTTTATCAGTTATTTTAGGTAACATACCAATCCAATGCCATTTATCACTTAATACGTAATCCATCATAGTTTCATACCCTTCTTTAGTTGATGGGTTGAAATTAATCTTAGTGAGGGTTTCATCGACTATTATACCATAAGCCAAAAAATTAGTATTGATATAATTTAATATACTTTCCTCCTCACATTTATTTGTTTTAAATATTCTTGGTTGTCTATACCCTCCCACTTCTTTTAATAGTTGTGGATGGTGAGCTTCAAATATCCTTATGTAGTCGTTTTTGAATATCTTAAAACCAATGGTTTCTTTTAATTCTTTCCAGTTCATATATTTAATATTTATACAAATATATAGTAATAATTTAATAAAAACAAAAAAAGGGGTGAAAACCCCCTTTTTTTTACAATTTTTCACCAATATAACATTCAGGTGATAAACTTAAACTATTACTATCCATACTACTTATTCTTTAAATCTAAGGTTAAATCTCTTGCGGCTTTTGCTCCCATAAGTTCCATAAAATTCAAAGCCCCATTACCATTACCACCACCTGATTGAATTTGTGGAACTACATTACCTTGATATTTACCGAAAGCGTCCGCCCAATATCTTTGAACTTCTTTATAAGCCGCTAACTTTTGTTCCAAAGCCCCATTCGCTTGAATTTCAGTTCGTTTAGCGTATGCTTGAGCGTCTGCCAATGTCTTAATCTTCTTGGCTTCTAATTCAGCGGCTTGAGCTTGAATCCTTTGTTGTTCCATATCTTGTTTAGCCACTTCAACCTTTGTTTCAGCCGCTACAACTTGTTTGGTTTGTTCTTGTTTTTGTTGGTATTCAATCTCAACCAATCGTTGTTCACCTTTAGCCTTAGCAGTTAATTGTTGTTGTTGTGCGGTTAATAATTCTTGTTTAGATACTGAAGCCTTTGTTGATGCGTCAATTTTCTTACCTAACATATCATCCACTCTTTTTTCATAATCCACATCGGTAATCTGAGCATCTGCCACCTGAATACCATATTCTTTGATTGATGAAAACTTACGTTTAGAATTACCTAATTTATCTGTAACTTGATTAGTTTCATATACCCTTTTAGTTTCTTTCGCTAAACTATCATATACGACTCTATCACTTGTTTTAAGAATGAATACACCATTTTTTAACTGATCTAAATAATCCTGAGCCATCTGTGCTCTACCACCAGAATAATGAGCCTCTGAATTCATTAACTGAGCTGATGATTGGAGACATTCTTTAGTATAAGGAGCCAATCGTTTAGATACCAATGATTGTGGTGTTCGGTGTGTATTGTGCATTATAATCATTTCTTTTTCATCCATAGGTAGGATATATTGTGTGATACCACTTACAAGTGCTGTGGTAGCATCTCCACCAAAACGAATTAAGATTTTACCAATTTCAATAGTCCCATCATTTAAATCCATATCAGGTTGATCGGCTTGATAACTTACTGAAATCTGATTAGGCCATTCTTTATGCTTGGATAAAAATCCTGCGTAATATACACCAGGTGTGAATTGAACGAATTGTTTACCATCCATCTGTTCCACTACGGTTCGTTCACCCGCATGGTTATAAGAAAATGGATTGAAAGATAGAAGAGCGATAGTAGCGATAACTCCAACTACTAATTTTACGATTGTTGATTTTTGGATTTCCATATTTATTTACTTTTAATTTTTTTACAAAAATAATACTTTTTTTTAAACTGCCAAATTTTATTTTTTAATTTCAGTTTTTTTACGAATCTCTTTTACTTTTTTTTCGGTTTCATTAACCTTTTCCACTACTTCTTGATAATCACCAGTCTTTTCTTCAACTTCCTTTTCAAGGTCATCTAACTCTTTTGGGTTATCACTTTCTTTACTTTTTTTATTTTTACTAAGGTAATTGACTAACCAATCACCACCAAAATAACTTATAACCAACACCGCGATTATAATTACAAACATTATTACTCTCATACTTCAAATATATTATTTTTTTTATACTAATCAAATTTTTTTAATACTTTTTTTACAATTTCGTGAATTTTAAATATTTCACCATTCGATGAATTTTTCGTTAATAACTCAATACTTTCCAATGCCGATTTATATTCGTCATGCCTCATTTGAAAATCAATAGTTTCTTCAAAAGAATCTTTTTTATTTTTCATATTATATACTTCTTAATTTAGAATACATCCCAATTTTTTTTTCAGTATTTTCACTCGGAACAATAGTAATTTCATTCCAAAATAACTCACCCTTCTCTAATTCAGACACAAAATTATCTTTCAATTTGTCTATGTTATAGATAGATGTATTTTTTAATGACGTTATAAACTTATTTTTAATGTCCTCCAATAAAAAATCATTTTTTTCAGTTTTTATACTACAAATTACAAAAAACTCCATCCCAACCCCTTCTTCCGTTACACCACTAATATTAAAATTAAATTTATTATTTTCATTATTTATAATAGCCTCTATCTTAGATTTATATGATATATGTTTATTATAAAATGTATATGCTAAACCTGACGATATTAAACACACAACCAATAATAATGTAATTATGTCATTTTTCATGCTACAAAAATTATCCTTCATCATCATCCCAAATAACAGGAACACCATTACTCATTATTTTATCATCCATAACTAAATGTTCGTAGAATATAACACTAATTACTTCGTTATCGTATTCAACCAATATCATCATTATTTCAGATATTTGATTTAAAACAGTCCTTACTTTACACATAAAAGGTTCTGATACAATAAGACATATTTTAGCGTCAGTATTATATGTTCCGGCTAAATATTTTTGTTCGTTATTGTATGGATATTGTGTTGATGTTGTTAGATTTACCGAATATGAATTATCGTTAGGTATGTAATATTTTCCAATTAAACTTTCTTTCATTATTTAGCCCTTTCCAAAATAAAACAAAACTTACCATAGTTAGTTGTAGTTGAATAGTTTTGACCACCCCCTCCATTCGTTACGTGTTGAGCCGTCACAGAAACTACTTTCCATCCTTTATCTAAAAGGTTTTGAACGTCATATTGACTATCCGTTATTATTACTTTTTGTTCCATATTATTTTAATATATTTTTTTACCACATCTAAGTGGTGTTCCATCTGAATTAAATACTTGCATAGCCGCTCTGTGTTTTATTTTATACACAAACCCATTTTCACACTCAATTGAGTAATCCCAATGAGCACCAATTTCATATGGATCTTTCTTAGATTCACAATGTTGACATCCTATTGATATTAATAAAAATATCAAGAAAATAATTAAAATTTCTTTCATACTACAAAGATATTAAATTAAACCTTAGAAACCAAATTTTCTTTTCTTTTTTTATACCACACAGTTCCCGCAGTTCCAATAAACGAACCAATAACCGCAGGTATTATAAGATAATGATTGGTTGAATATGATAACACAACCAAAGCACCTATTAAATAAATCACCACAGCCCAAAATCCTGATTGGAATGGTTTTCTTTCTTCAACTTTAATCAAATATAAAGTCCAAGCAATATCAACAATAATTGTCGCAATAAAAATTAAAATATATTCCATAGTACAAATATACTACTTTTTTATATATATCCAAAAAAATTTTTTACTTTATGTTTTTATCTAACCATATCAATACCACCCTTTTCAATCCTATCCAAAGTGTAAATCTCCAACTCAGTTCTTAACCTATCTTCACTTTTTATTTTTTCATACCTGTGTTGTGATTTGTTTTTCCACCATTCAATCATATTTGACAAATGGTATCTATCCCAATTTTCTTTTTTCTCTAAAGGTATACTCCCACCACTTTTAATATATTCAAAAACATTTTCATAACCATATGTGGAGTAATAATACCTCTTTTTGGTTTTAGATTTCATATTGGTATTTGTGAATTTATTAAATGTAACATATAATTCATTATCATAAACTTTTAAATGGTTTTTAATGATGGAAATCATTTTGTTAAATTCTCTGAGTTTAGGACCCGAACCTTTTGGATCTACCAATGAACCACCCCACTCCGATTTACCAAAATGTTGTCTTAAAAAATCCCTTATTTCCATATATATGTTTTCATTTGGAAATAAAAATAAATCAGAATCAGTCATACTACCATACCTCATGAAAGGTCTTAGACCATCATATTGACTAACACCCTTTATATCACCATACAATGACGTTGTTTCCATGAATAAAGTTTCTATTTTATCCCCATATTTTTCATTTAAAATATTTCTAACTTCGTGTGATGAACATATTAACGCTAATAACTTTCCACCCAAATAATTATAACCAAACGGTTGTACTGGTACAATGATAGATCCATTTATCATATATCTATTCACCTCATTAGCTGTTAGTCTAAAATCATCAAAAAGGATATTTCTCGGTTTTATTGATATAACCGGTGATGATAATCTAATAAATCCAACATATTTATTGGTTGTTGTTTCTTTAACACCCAACATAATTTGTCTACCAATCTGAGATTCCAAAGGTAGTGAAATTATAATTTGAGTCATAGGGTTAAATAATTTACCATCAATAACCTCAAGTTTAAAATTCATATCTTTTGGTTCTATTGTGTAATCATCAAACATTAAATCAACCCATTTAGTGTAGTCAATATCAACAATCTTTTCTTTCTTTCTTTCCAAAAAATAATCCTGTATACCAGTCAATTTTTCGTAAAATGATGTTAATTTATTCGCCAAACCAATTGTTTCTTCTTGAGTTAATTTAATATTGTTATTTCCTATTGTTTCTGTATGTTCCATAATGAAAAACATAACAAAAAATAACTTTTTTGTAAATGTTATTTAGCTGATACGGTTTTTTCATTCATACAAAAATCTTTTCTATATTTCAATAAACTTTTTTCTTTCATCTTACTTTCAATGGTAATCCACACATCTTTACCACAAGAATCAAATGGTTCGTATAACCAATCAGCGTGGGTTTTAATTGTTTTTGTCGGATCTTCGTGTAGTTTCCTACTGCTTGAATGATGAACTTCAGGTATTATATTACCCCAAGTCCCATAAGCCAAATTAAATGTTTCCTGATAATCAAACCCACCATTATTACAATAGAAATGTAAACTATCAAATACAATTGGTATTCCTATTTCCTGATGTAATTTATATAAATCCTGTGTCATATAGTTATTCTTACCATCATCATTCTCAACGGTTAATCTTTTTCTTAACCCTGATGATAATAATTTAAAGTTATCAGCAAATCTTAAAGTCGTTCCTTCTTTATCGTTATATACACCCCCAACGTGAATATTGATATTATAAAATGGGGTTTCATCCAATTCCATTAAATCTATCAATTTAGAATGTTGTTCCAACTCATATATGGTTTTTCTAACCACATCTTCATTGGGTGAAGCCAAACAATTAAAAGGACCTGGATGTAATGAAACCTTATGTCCGTATGATTTAACAAGAGTTCCAGCACCTTTCATAAGGTTTTTAATTGTATTGTAATTGGGTAAATCCTCAATCTTATACTCTGAGAACCAGGGAAACATATCTGAACTCATTCGGTAGTTCTTAATATTATTCTTTTCATTCCATTTAATAATTTCAATCATATCTTTTATGTTGAGAATTATAAGTTCAGAAACATAGGTAAGTCCCTTTGTTTTGAAGGTTTTATTCACCATTCCACGATTGACTGTAATATTATTATCAGCCAATGTCATATTTATACAAGCATATCCTAGTTTATCCATTTTGTATCGTCAAATTTTTGTGTTAATAAATCATAATGTTCAAAGAAACTTTCCAATGGCATTGATTTATCACCATTATCAATAATAGATTTAAATCTAATAATTAAAAAGTTATCACCCTTTTCTTTAGCCCAGTCTTTAGTTGCTTCACTATGAGTAATACTATTCATACAAAAGGCGTAATTTAATATACCATAGACAATTACCTTATCACCTTTATCTTTGGATTTAAAGATAAGTCCTATTATTTCTTTCGATACAATATTTTTCATACGACAAAACTATAATATAATTTTGACAATACCAAATATTTTTTTATCTTTGTGAAATGAGAACGTTAAAAAAACAATATTTCATATCAGATATTGATATGTGGTCTTCCGTACGTGGTGAAAATCTACATAAAATAAGATATAATGGAGTAAAATGTTCTTTTGATGGGTATGATTTTTTGAATAATCAAGGTAAGATAATATTTTCTTATCATAGTTGTTACCATAGTACCCCTATTCAAAGGATACGTATTATAAAAAAAGGTATAAGGTTTAAATTACTATCTATTGTTGAAAACGATGGTATAAAAAATTATTTAGGTAAAAATATTAAAACCGGAGAATTAATAACATTTAGTTGGGAACAAATAACTTTTATATAAAAAATGAAAAATCAATATAAACAAAGACAGAGACAGATTGAAAAATCAATTAAAGGTGATCATATTCAAAATCAAGACTATTTCTTAGATTTAATGATTTTACAAGAAAAACGTAAGAAAAAAGAAAGTAAACCCAGATTGGTTTTAAAAAATGGTCAATTAAACATTAAAAGATTGTTTAATAATGGGGTTCCTTTTAGTTGGGAAGATAACCCCCTTTAATGGGAGTTGTAGGTTTCTAATAATTCCCTTATTTCAATTAATTGTTCTAATTTAAGTTCTTCGTATTTAACCGGAAAAGATGTTTCTTCTGTATTGTATTTATACCCACCATATACTACAACTTCAACATGATCAGAATAAAATTGTTCAATTAAGGCAACTTCATTTTCTTCATCTTCAGGACTATACCCATAAACAATTGAATTACCACCCAATTCACCCATACTTATAAAACCTTCTTCTTCTTCAATTATTTCTTTAATCTCAGAAATATATTTTTGTTTTAGTTCTTCAGCCTCAATCTTTCGTTGATCAATTCTTCTAGGGATAAATAATTTACCTTTTTTAGATTGTTCCGATTCAGTTAGTGACATCATTTTAATTAATTCATCATCTCTATATAAACCTTTAAACACTAAATTACCACGTATATTATATTCTTCCCATATACCATTTTTTAAATCATCTTTAAATGAACCCCTTTCATATAATTTCCCATTTCCATAATATTCTTCCCATACACCATCTCTTTTACCATTAATATAACTTCCTTTATATTTTAATTGTCCATCATAATGATAATATTCCCATATACCTTCTTTTTTATCATCTTTAAATAAACCTTTAGACCATAATTGTCCATTTTTATGATACCTTTCCCATATACCAATTTTCTTACCATCATGTGTATATTGATTAATATGTTTCCCATCTACGATGGGTTGTTCCTTATTCCATTGGATAAATCGGGAATTCTCTCCTGATAATCTTCTAGGAATAAATAATTTACCTTTTTTAGATTGTTCTGATTCAGTTATTGGTATGAATAATTTCTTTTTTTGTTCTTCAGTTATAATAATTTTCATATCTATATAAATACTTCAGAACATAAAAAAACCCCAATAAAGGGGTTTTAATTCTATTTAGATTTTTTTAACATCATTTTCTTATATCTTTGTCCTTTAACAGCCAAAGTGTGTGTATCTTTTATGTTAGTATCACTATATTTTTTAAATAATTGAATGGTTTTATTAAACATTCCAATCATTAATTTAATATCAGCCAAAGCGTTATGCCATTCATCAATGTTTATTTTAAAGGCTGGTACCACAACACCCATAGAAGTTGAATAATACTTCTTTTCTTTCATTCTTGGAGTTCCATCAGGATTTAACTTAGGTTGTTTTGTTTTCCAATCCAAATCAGGTTCCATTACATTCCCATCAGGTCCTTTAACAGGTGTTAATAACTTACCTAAAAATTCACCAGCCAATTGATTTCCACCTTTTTTTAATGACTTTAACATTGGTAAAAAGAATAATTTTAATATGTTATTTGTATCTAATACTGAAACATTTAATGGTTTTAATCCATATAGTTTCATTCGTGTATTAACCATTTTCATATCAAATGGTGCGTTATGAGCAATTAATATTGGTTTATCATATGAATTAACAAAGTTTGAAAAGTTTTCCAATAAACTTTTTTCATCATAATAACTTCTTGTTCCGGGTGTTTCACCAAACCTTGTCATTTTAAGAACATCTCTTGGATCTTGAAACCTCTCACTAACCTTAATCTTAGACCTCCAATTTTCATATTCAGAAGTTCCAGGTTTCATTCTTTTTTCAATATTGGGTAATAACTTAACTTTTTCGTAAAACTTGTCTAATACGTTAAAATTATTAAACTCACAAACCAAAGCCGCTATTTCTGTTAATTGTTCTGTTCTTGGTGAAAACCCTGTTGTTTCCGTATCAAAAAAGATAAGTGTATTATCATTTAACCCTTCAATATAAACCAATACATCTTCAATTGACATACCGAAAAATCTACCTTTTTTTAATGATTTTTTCATAACCACAAAGATAATAATAATTTTTTAATTACCAAACATTTTATTTTTTTTAATATTTGGTTATTTTTAATGTTAACTTACCATTACCTTTTATTGCTCTATGCCATTGATGTTTTGGTATTTCTATCTTACCTTCCATTTTAATTGGTAATTCATTATCTCTTTGAAACATCCAATCTGTTTCACCAATTACCTCAACAATCCTATCTTCATTATCCCGATGCCAAGAAAGTTCTTGACTATCTAACTCAGCATCAAACTCTCTTATAACAACATTTGTATCAATTTCTTTATCTAAATATGGTTTCATAACTTATTTGTATCCAATATAAACTTGTGGATAGATATATCCTTCAGGGTATTTATTTAATAATTGTATTGTTCTATGCCATCCTTCCAATAATTCATATTTTTCACCTTTCTTTAAAAGAATTATAGGTTCTGTTGGCATATTACCTTGTATTTTTTTTGCTTGGTATTGATGTCTTTTTAAATCATTTGGAACATTAAAAGGATTTTTTAAACCACCTTCACGTTGTTTCATATATTGAATTGTTGACGCACCAAAAATATCCAATGAAATAGGGAAATCCTTTTTAAGTTTCCATTTATAATCACCGTATTCTTTAACCAAAATCTTCATTTCTTCATAGGTGTATGGTCTTTCATTCTTCTTAGCAAATATATCCATTATAATATAATTGGGCATATTTGGAAATGTTTCCCTAAACCAATTCAATTGATCTAATTTCCAACCTTGTTTTGTTCTTGGATAATCTTTAAACTCCAAATCATCAACAACCTCTTTTAATATTTTTCTTATTAAATGTTTCATACGTTATTATTTTTTTATTTTAAGAAATTGGGTTAAGTTTTAGTAATCTCGTTCTATCCCAATCATTAAATTTAGTTAAATGTTTTTTTGTTACATAAATAGGTTCTTTATCATTAACATTTATTTCACCATTTTTAAAAGATAATTTTAAATCCTTTTTGGTTTTTTGATTAAAACCAACAACATTATCCGGATAGTTTTTAATCAGTTTTTGCCAAATACCAAATCTACTTAATTCCGTTTGTGTGGAGTCACTATATATCGGTTTTTTAAATTTTTTGCTTAACCCAACATATATTTTATATCCTAATTCTTTTCCCCTGCTTTCTAATGTAGATGATATTATTCCTACTTTGAAACCATCTAAATAATCATAAAACCCTAAATATAATATAGGTGTTAGTTTTTCGTTTAAAATAAACAATTTATAATTATCTTGTAGGTTCGGTCTATTAGTATCGTAAATGTGATTATTAAAACCGATGTCTATTGACGTTATTTTTTTTCCATTATTTTTCGCATCTTCAAAAGAATAATTAATAAATTTTTCAAAGGAATCCATATTCGGAGCTGCATGATTTGGTTCAAATGGTGGTCTCATAATTATTTCATTTAAACATTTGTTTAATTCTTGTTCATTCAAAAACTCTCGTATTGTTGTTTTAATAAATTGTTTCAAATCTTTCATATTTACTTACTAAATTTAATAGCTCTATTAACCATTACTATATTTTCTTTAATCATATTTTCAATTGTTTCTTCATCAACATTCTTTTTAACAAAGAATACAATATTAGGATGTCTATCCGGTATTACTTCATAATTATCACCCACATAATGTTTAAACAAATCAATAAAATTATTTGATTTATAAATTCTCGCCATTTGACTTTTAACTGTTGATATTGATATAACGTCAGGGTGGTATTTATCAATATACATTTCTAAAATAATTGGACACATACTAACCAATTTAAGCCATGCAGATACTGAACTATTAACATTATTATCTGTAAAATTAAAACCAATATTTACAACGCCACCTCTACCTTCATTAGCAACAATTTCACCTTCAATATCTAAACCATTACCAACTATCGCAGTTATTGATTTATATTTTTCTTTAATATCTAAAATTTCTAAAGTTTGTTTTTTATCAAAACTTTCTTTTATTGAATCATAGGTTATTTGTTTAATGATATTTTTATTTTTATCATATATATTCCAAACACCAACCTTTTTACTACCTTTATAATGACCTGAAGCTAATAAATAACCTTGTTTTGTGTATAGTAACCACTCACCTTCTTTTTTACCATCCACATATTCACCAGACTTTTCAATCCTACCATTATCCCAATATTCTTCCCAATAACCATTCTTTTCAAGGTTATCATTATACTGATTTATGGATTTATCACCACTATTTAATTGATTGGTATTATGTTTTTTAATATAATCTTTTATATAGGTATCCACTAAATTCATAATATTACTTGGTATATTAAATGGGTTTTTTTCTTTAATTGGAATACCTGTATTATTATTATCTGTTTTATCATACCAACCATTTAACTTTTTATAATGATTGTCACTTAAACTAAAAAAATAACTATATTTTTTATCTTGTTCTTTTTTATTTATAAAATAAATCAAAATACCATTTTTAGAATATCTACTAAAATGACTTTCATTGGACTTTACAGACACACACCACGAAGTAAATGCACCATACTTACAAGACGCATTATGAGTTAATGGTTTTACTACAACCCATTCATCATTTTCATATATTTTATCACGCTCATTGGGTTTTACTTTACCTTCAATAAGAAAATCTTTTAATATTTTTACTATTAAATCTTTCATTTTATACTATAAATACTAGTAATCTCGATATTTTTCATTACCTAACCTATATCTCATTATTTCTCTTTTAATATTTTTCTTATTAAATGTTTCATAATATATTGATTTACAAGTAGTTATCACCAGTAACCTGAGGTGCTACCCTTAACAAGACCCGATTTATTTAATCTACACGCCCAATACCCTGCGGTCATTCTATCTTTCTTTTTAGGACAATTGTGTCTTGCTGAAAAACTCTTTCTTGCTTTAGAATTACCTGTTTTCGCTTTTAAACCACCTTTTTTATCACCAAATGTAATCTTTTTTATATTACCTGTTGATGGGTTTTTAACATATACAACATACTTCTTACCTGAACCAGAGTTTCTTTTAATCTTACCCAATGGTGGATGTTTCTTTTCCTTTTCTTCAATGATACTTTCAACTAATCCTTGTGATAAATCTGTCATATATTCATTCATTTCATTAGCATAAGTTTTACTATTTAATGTTCCTGTATAATAATCAGATTTTTCAAAATCAATAAAGTTTTCATAAGACAAATCACCCCAACCTTTTTCTTTAAGATATTCTTCAATTTCATCAACATCTACCTCACCACTAATATCATCATCATCATACTCCCCACCATCATATTCAATTAAAAATACATCTAATGGAACTACCTCACCTCTAAACTTACCAAATCTACCAATATCAGTAGTTTCAAATAATTCTTCATCGTAATCATTTAATTCAATTGAACCATTATCATATAATCTTCTTGTTTCAGATAATAAATCAATATGGGCTTCACTACCTGATCTGTATATACTTTCATTAACAGATATACCATTTATTAAATGATATTTTAATTCTTCACTTATTACTTTTTTCATACCTATACTTTCATTTATATTTTTATTCCTTAATTCATCCAAATATTTTTCAATACCATCACTATCTTCACGATCAAATACTTTTAATAATTTAACATTTTTAGTTGATATGGATTTACGATCCCCACCTTTTTTAATATAAACCAATCTTTCATCCAATGCGTGTAATGGCACATCTTGGTATCTATATTTTTCATTGAAGTATCTCAATGGAATCATTATTTCTATTACCGCCGTTTTATTAGTCATATATGTCTTTATTATCTGCACTCATATTTATTATATAATATTTTTGACCTTTATATGTCCAAGTTATTGGTTCCGCTTTAGCGTCAATACAATATGTTGGATAATCTTTTACTAATCTATCTATATCAAAATAATTATCATAGATAAATAACATCCCAAGTAAACCATCAATATTACTATATTTTGGTGGTTGATTACCTGTTCCTTTATATTTATTTTTGTCATAAAACCCAACCGGATCTTCCATAAATTCTTTTTTTAAGTCATTAATTTCAGGTGATTTTTCAATTTCAGCGTCGGTAAGATTATCAATATCGTATTCATTAAAAAATCTAAAACGACTACTATCCATCAATATATCATTAAATAAATCATCCCAAGAAAAATATCTTAAAATTTTATTTTCACCAACAAATTTAATTAAATTATTTGTTTTGGTTTTACTTGAATTTAAAATATCGTATTTATCCATATCCTCTATAACATCACCTATTGTTTCATCATTAACAACAATATATTCCCCAATAGTTCTTTGACCCCTATTAAGTTTTTTACGTAAATAAAATTTTGAGTCTTCAATAAACATAATTTCAGGAAAATAATTATCACCAAGAGATTTAGTCCAATTATCAAATGCTTTAGCCATTAATTGTTTAGGTTTATCAATTATATTAGTTTTCCAATAGTTTTTTATACTACTACTAACTTTTTTTGGGTATATAATACTACCAGCATAATCATCATATTCAATTTTATCCACATCACCAAATTTAACCGTTAATCTATCATCTATAGCATTATATCCTTGAACCTGACCAAAAGCATCAACAAATAACGCTGTTTTATAGTCATTACCATTACTAACTTTATTTAAGATAAAAAACAAATTACCTTTTTCCATATAATCTTCGTATGTTGATTCATCTGTAACACACCATCTCGTTCCTTTACCATAAAAACAAGAAGCCTCCGCTGTTGATGGATATAATATGACAATACCATCAAACTCATCAACCATATCGATATCATTCTTTAATTGTATCTTTTTGTTCGACCTTTGAAAAGCCTTTTCAGCCGCCATTAAAAATGAATCTATATCATTATATGAATACAAATCAGTTGATAACTCAGTATTTTTAAATCTTTGTGGATAGTTATCTAATACTAGTAAAGCATCTCCAACCTTATCCCAATATTCGTTATCAAAATATCTAACATTTCTAATACCAAACTCTTCAACAAATCTCTGATATAACCAATAGAGATATTTTTTATTTGGTGAAGGATCATAGGGATATAACTCAGATATTAGTTTTGATTCTAATGTGGTTGATTCTGGTATATTATACTTTTTTAAAAATTTTTCTAAAAAATTTTCTTCCATTACATATTTTTAATTTCATCAACAAGTTTTTTATTTAAACCAACTTTCTTAGATGTTTTATCGTCCAACCAATATACGTCAGCATATTTACCACTTTTAGGGTGTTTTAAATAAGGTCCAAGTTCAAACTTACCACCTTCAAGTTTTCTTTTACCCCAATCACTAATAAGACTTTTCGCTTCATTATGTACCTCACTTTCTAACTCTTTGTTTTCCTCATCCTTAGCACCTTGCTTACCTTTAAACCTTATAGATAATACAGCACCAGATGGTTCACCCAATTCAACATTAACGTGATCTCCGTGTCTTTTTGATAAGTCTTTGAAGTCACCGTATAAATCTTTAATGTGTGATTTTAATTTGTCGAACGTTACTTCATTAAACGCCCATCCTTCATTCATTAATTCATTTGCCAATCTATCAATTTGGCTTTCTGTTAATCTTATTTTCATATTTGTATGTTTTTTTTATTTATATATAAATAGTTTATTTACTTTTAAAGTGACTTAACATTGTATAAACTCCAGCACTTTTTATAATTGTCATAAATGCTTCCATAAAATCAACATTTCCTAACAAACTATTTATTAAGTCTGAATAAGCCGGTATTAATGTAGCGAAAGCCGTAATTGATAACATTTCATTTTTAAAATCTTTCAATGATTTATTTTTTCTTAAATAAACAACAATCATAGCAATTACTAAATTAGTTAATTCAAACGAATTTAATGGTTGAACAGTGTATTGTTTAATAAGTGATGTTAAATTTCTTATTAAAGCATTTATCCCACCACCAAATGTCATTAAAAATCCAATATCCAATCCAAAAGTTTTTTTAAAATTTTTTAATATATCATCTATATTATCATTTATCTTACCTTCATTAATATTTTTAGTTAATGGTAATTCTTCATTATATAATTTTTTAAACTCTTCCCACACTTCTTTACCTTTTAAAGGTATTGTTAAATCAAAATACATTAGATTTAAAGGTCCATATTCTGATATATCATCAGGGAAACTATCCTTTATTCTTAAAATCATATTATCGTAAATATTTTGCATATTGTCACTATCACTAAAATCAAATTCTTCCGAATCATTAAATACATCCCAATAAGTAACAAACAAATTAATTGTATTACCAGCATTTATATCACCTTCACCCCACCTACCAATCATATTACGGGTAGTTAAATCATATTGATTTATTTTTTTACCATCAATAATAGGTTGCATTTCATTCCATTCTTTTAATCTTTCGTCAATTCTTCTCGGTATAAAAAGTTTACCTTTTTTAGGGTGTTCAGATTCATCTATGGTTTCAATGGTATATTCCTTATCAGTTGTTTCAAGTCCCAATTTATATATTTTTTCAATTAAACCACTTCTTCTCATAGTTTTAAAAACAAGATTTTCAGTCGCCATTTCACCACCTTTATCCAAACCAGCCTTCCTATATTTCTTTATCTTATCCTTTAACTTATCCAAAGCCTTTCTGGTTTCCTCATATTTTTCCTCTTTATATGACTCAACAATTCTATTATATTCACTTTCAAATTGTCTTACCTTTTTCTTAATAGTTTCTCTATCAATTTTTACATCTTGAGGTTTTGGTTTCTTAACCCACTCATCATTCATAACGGAATATATACCAGTACTTTCGTGTGGTTCATCTTTATCCTGAGCATATAATTCAACATCATATCCTTTTATCTTAATATTATGATTGTCATTCCAAACCGCTTTTTTAGCGTCAAAATACTTCTTAATTAATTCCTTATCATCAAACTCATTAAAGTCTATAAGAACGTGTAAATCCACATCCGAATATTGACTCCAATTATAATTAGCCAAAGAACCTGTAAATATAATATCTTCAATAGGTGCTTCCACCTCCAATGACTTATGAAATTCTTGTCCGATAGCAACTAATGTGTCTTTTATCTTATTTTTTAATTTACCATCTTCATCCCATACTTTAGGGTTTAATTCCTTTTTAGGTTCAAATGATTTTAATATATTATCTTTATCTTCCATTTGTTCTTTTATTACCATATTATCGTATTCATCTTTCCAATTCATACTTTCACTAACACCACCATCCTTATTATAAAAAATATGAGCAATTTTTTTAGACATATCATAAATAGTTTTACCCGCTACCTTACCATTCATAAAATAATCAACCCATAAACCATCAACTTTACCATTAATATAATTACCAATACTACTTAATAAATTATTGTTTTCAAATTGGTTATTAAATGGGTAATACGTTTTCCATATACCAACAGGGCTACTATCAACATAACTACCAATTTCTTTTAAATTACCATTTTGATGATACATTTTCCATAAACCATCAAGCTCACCATCTTTTGTTTGTCCATCATATTGGATTTGACCATTAAGGTAAAATGTTTGATACACACCTCCCCATAAACCATTTTTATATTCTATTCTAGACGTTATTTTATTTTTTTCAAACTCAACCCATAAACCATCTTTTTTACCATTAAGTGTATATTGATTTATCTGAACACCATCTACGATGGGTTGTTCCTTATTCCATTGGTTGAATCTACTATTTTCACCGGATAATCTACGAGGAATGAATAATTTACCTTTTTTAGATTGTTCCAATTCAGTTAGAGGTAACTTTTTAAATAATTTTTTTTTTACATCACTCATATAATGTATAAATATGTTGAATATCTATTTATTTTAAAGTTTAGGTTGAATATATTTCCACTATGAACACAATTAGTTAGAATAATTGGACTTCAAGTGTTTCAAAAAAAATCCCAATTAAAAACACAAGAATTAATTATAATGAATTATTAGAATATGAAAATTACATACTTAGAATTATTACAATTATCATTTGGTAATGATATACTTAAAACAATTGATTATATTAAAGAAACCGGTATAGAAACCGTTATAATCAAAGATGAAGAGATATCGTCAGATAAGTTTTGTAATAACATTAAAGAATATTACGACATGACCCGATAATATGAAAACAATTAATGACTATAATAACTATAAAAAATTATCATTATTATATGAAAAGTTAAAAAAACAAAATAACTTTTATTATATACTAATATTTTATTACCTAAAAAAAGATGATGGGTTATCGGTAGAGTGTAAACCAATTAATCTTAGGAATGAATTACTATCAATCGATACTTTAAGATTAATAAAATCAAACCCTAATTTTGAACGATTTATTTTATAAAAAATGAAAAAAAAAGAATATAACTTTATTAAAATTGAAAGGCCTAAGTTTGAAGAAAAACCAGCCCAAATAATACAAGATATTAAATCAATTGATGGTGAAATTGAATTGGAAGAAAAAAGAACCAATAAATATAAACAGGAGTTGATTAAAGAATTACAAAAAATAAAAAAAGATGAAATTCCTGTTATCCCTAATAAAATAACATTATGGATGAAAATAAAGTTTTTATTTACCGGTAAATGGCATTAAAAAGACTTACAAAACAACAACGCTATTATAGGAAAAATAAAGCGAAGTATAAGAAGTGGAGAAAAAAAAGAGTTAAAAAGTTAGTTGAAAATGTTGAGGTGACTAATGTTAAAAAACTCAAAAAGAAAATACACAATAAGAAAAAACTAAACAAAAAAAGAAATAAAAATAAAGTTGTTAGGAAAAAAAACGCCACTTATTTTATTGCAACAATCATGAATAATAAACCATTCAAAATAATTAATAGATATGTCGACTACTCTTGGGCTTCTAAAAAATGGGATCAAGTATTGGAAGAACAAAAAAACCTATTCTATCCCGGACTTAAATACCCCTTAATGTTTTTATATAAGGTAAAACCGGGTGAAGAAAATACAATCACCCAAAGAAATAGTATTGGTAAAATTATTGAAACCAAAATACCTGGATATAAAATTATATTCCAAGACACATATTATAACGAAAGAAAAATATACTTTAAAAACAAATTAGTTAGAGTTCCAGCATACTTCATACTTCAACTATTAAATGTAAATAATAATATTAAACAATGTTTTCTTATTAAGAATAAAATCTGTGTGGAAGATGAAGGTAAGTATTTTGTATTCTCTTGTAAAGATGCCGATGAAGCATCATCAATTAAAAATAGACTAAGAGAAAAATATATGGAATTAGGTAAAACTAATGTCCTATTCTTTAATGATGTAAATACTATATCAATGAAAGAAGAAATCTTTGATAGTATAGTTAAACAAGGAATATGTAATATAGAATATCTTTATAGGGGTGATAATTAATTATCGTCAAATAACTTATAGTTATATAATAAACTATAAAACTCATCAACATTATTTAAAATATAATGACTATAACCATTTTCAGTACTTAATGTGACAGATGTTGTTAAATCATCCATATCAATACCATTTATTCTAAAACTAATATCTTTGTTTCTTGGTAATTTATACCACTTATCAATTCGATATTTTTCAGTTATCTTATCAAACATTTCCTTATATTGTGAGAAATTTTCATTTTCCTCAATCTTATCTTTTATTTTTTCCAAGTTTCGTTCCACTTCACGTTGAAATCCTTCTTCGTCAAAAGCATTCCAATCAATCATTTCGTATGAATTTTCAGACCAACCACCAACACTATCATATTCAGTTATTCTATATAGTAAAGACTCAATTGTACTCTTCTCCGGTTGGTGTTCTTCAAATAATTTAATTAAATTATTTATGGTTGTTTGATACTCACCAAAACATTTTTTACTTGATTTTTTAAAACCATATTTTTCAAAATAATTACATAATTCACTTTCAACAGTATCTCTAACCCCTATCTCAGCCGCTCTATCCATTTCCGATTGGTATTCATATGATATATCACTAGTTTCCCTATCAAACATTTTTTGTAAGGTTTTAGCAATATTACTTTTTACTTCATCATCACTTAAATCTGCGTTGACATATGTGGGTAAAATATATTTAAGTATTTCTCTTAATAATTTAGTATTCTCATCATTAAACTTATCTATTATATAACCTTCATCCCACTCTGAATCAATATCCATAGGGTAAAAATGATAATCATTATAAGAACTATCAAGTATACTTAAAAACCATTTATCGTCATCAGATAAATCAAATACTTTTTTATAATCATCTAACCCATCAAAACTAATTTCCACTATGGATTCACCCCTATTCTCTTCATTTTTTTCAAAATCAATAACAATATCTGAAGATAGTATCTGACTTGACGTATCTTCACCTGATATATACCCCCTTAATAAATCAATAATAGGTAATTGCTCAGTAAGTTTATTTATTACATTTGTTAATTTAGGGAACTTCTCATATAAAAAATCAATACCCCTTTCTTTATCGAGTGAATCAAATACATATTTATTTAGTTTTTTACCATCTTTTTCTAAATATAACGCAACTTTATTTCCCTTGTTTTTTTTATCAATAAAATAATATAAAATACCGTCCCTTGTATGTTTATCATAATGATAACGATCATTTTTCATTGAAGTACACCATTTGGTTTCAAAACCATAAAAACAAGATGATTCCCATGTTAAAGGTCTAACAACCAAATAATTTGAATCTCCAAATATTTTATAAGCACCTTTTTTAGCGATTCTTTCTTCTTCAGATTTTGATTTAGTTTTTTCTAATACTTGTAACATAGCAAGAAGATAAAAAGGTATTGAATATGAATTAATGTCTTTAGGGGTTTTCTTTATCTTTTCAACGTCAATAAGATTTTTACCTTCCAAATTAACACCACTATCAATAAGTTTTTCTTCAAATTGTTTTACAATATCATCATCAATTCTTTTATAATTATTTTCAAAAGGTATAATAATTTTAGTTATCATATCTTCAATCTTATCATAATCTTTAAACTTTAAAGAAGAATCTAAATAATTACTAATCCATTCAGCGTATTTACCTTGTGATGTTGGATCAATAGAAAACATTCTATCAATGAATTCACCATTGGTAGAATGTTTCTTTTTTGTTTTTTCAATAATTTCTTTTTTACCCTCTAATAAAATATCCATTTACTTTAATACTTTAGTTTCTTTATATACGGCCTTTTTAATCTGTTCCCTTTTTTTAACACATTCTTTAGTGAATACTTGTCTTTCCCTAAGTTCTTTTACAACACCAGTTTTCTCAAACTTCCACTTAAACTTCTTTAAAGCCCTATCTAACCCACCTTCTTTTCTTACATCTATTATTATCATATTATCTCATTAATAACACACCTATAATTATTCCAGGTAATATACCATAAGTAAAATATAAAGTTTTTTTCATTACACCCATAGTTTTATAATCTGTTATAATACCCTTATAGTTTTCTTCGTTTTCTTTAAACTTATCAATCACCTCTTCATGTCCGGTAATTATTATACTATCCTTTGTAATTACATCTTTATAATCCATAATTACAGAATCTTGTTGTTTAATAATTTCAGTTTTAGTTGAATCCTGATACTTTAATTGTTTTATGTTGTGAGCAATATTAATTAATTCAGGTCTTGTAAAACACGTATCCACCTTTTGTGAATAAACATTTATCGTAATAAATGTAAATAATAACATTAATAATTTTCTCATTTAGCGAAGTCGTGTAAGAAGTTTATTGAGTTATGGATATTTGTATCCTTTGGTAAAGGTTTTTTCAAATCTTCTTTTTGTTGATTGATTACAGTAGTTCTCTTATCAATATTATTGATTACTTGAGCCCTTTGGGCTTTAATTGAATCAACGACAGTTAAAATAGAATCTATTTGATTTGAGTTGGCTTCAATTTTATCCAATTTATCTTGAATGGATTTTGTTTTATCATTCATTACTTGTGTGACAATAATATACATACCTATTAGTAATGCCACAATTTTAATTATTTCTAATGTTCCCTTCATATTCTACGTGTTTCTTTTTTACCTGTTTTTTTTCTTCTTTCTATTCTTCTTTCCGATAAGATACCACCCCAAGTTGAAGCCCATTCTTTATAGTTTTGTTTAAGTTTGCCTATCATCTCAAGAGTTTCATCTGTTAATTGTAACATATTTGCAGATATATAACAACCATTTTGTTCATCCAATGAATAAACCCATTCAATATTTTCTTGGGTTAAATCACCAACCCATTCAATATTTGATGATGACATATTTAATATCTTAAATTCAACTAAATCGGTAATGTTATCTATAAAACCTTGCATTGATGATCTAAAAGCCTCTTTTTCATTTTCCGTAAATTCCAGTTCTGTGGAATCTAAACCTGACACTTGAACGATGGATCCGTCAATCAAAAATTTCCTAAATTGTTCTTCAGGTTTATCTAAAACCTCTTCATCTTTACTAAATGTAATTTCCTCTTCATCTTGTTCCACCAATCTTATTCTTTTAAGAATTGATTTAGTTATATCGTGTTTTGTTTTCATACATATAAATATGATATTATTTCTTTTTTATCTTATTTTTTATTTTGGAAAAATCAAAAGCCGGACTTAAATCAGTATATTCTTCATAGTAATTACTTCTACATAAAATACCCTTAACAATTGTAGGGTCCAATAATTTTGTGTTATGTCCAACAGTATTCCTTGAAATGGTATATTTAACACATAATTCATCTACCAATTCTTTTAACGATTTTACTTGTTCATCACTATATTTAGACCAATAATTATACCCACGCCATTCTTGTTCGTGTACATCACCTTTATAAACCTCACCAATCCAATTATAAAAAAATTTTTTCTTTTTTACTAACCAACCATCATTCTCTAAAAATATCGTTATCGTCTTATCATTAGGGACAACAAACGAATAATTATCAGGTGTGAAATGATTATACACCTTACCCCCCTTATCTATCGTATAGTTAGGTATTTTTATACTCTTCCTTAACTTAACCCCATCTAAATAAGACTTTATATTTCTTGATGTATGTCCTAATACAATTTGTTCTTTGTTATTTGGTATTAAAGAATAATTGCTTTCTAATGTTTTAAAATCATAAATTATATTCATATATTAATATATAAATAGAAACCCCAATAAAATAAAGCAAAAAAAATGGTGAGATCACTCCCACCATTTTTCAATTTCATCACCCATAATATTAAACAACAACTTACGAGCCCTATTGTGATTTATTTGTGCCATATTCATAGCAATTCTTTTCTTATTTACTTCACCAGTATCTTCATCAATTATTGATAACCAACCCTCACCATTCAACACCCTTTTATGTATTAAAGGGTATTTTTTAAAGTACTCATCAGCATTTTCACTTATTTCAGTAAATTCCATTTGTTTATACCCTGGAGTATCACAATCAACAAAATCGTATTTTGTTTCAAAATAATCAAGGTATTCCATATTGTAATACTCATCTTTAACCTTTTCAATTAAATTAACACAAAGATTCATTACTTCAGAATCTCTTTTTGCTCTGGTATGATAATCCCTTTCACCAATGTATTTGGATTGAAACTTTAATTTGGTTTGTAAGATTGTGAAAATATACCAATCACCCCAATCCCTATCTTTCCAAATAATAGGAAACCATCTAATTACACTATTAATTGATCGATAAAAATCCCTGATTTTCCAACCAATATTATCCCACCACCAATCGGTGATTTTTTCTAATAAAGTTTCTTTTTCTTCCATTATATTACTTTTTCATACCACCCTTTTTTGGATAGTTTAATTAAAAATACCTTATCTTCATTCGTTAAAGAATTACGATTTTCATAAATCTTATTACAAATATCAAACAATCCCTGTTCGGTTGTAGTTCCGACTATTACTTCATCACCATTAACCATATCTTCAACACCTAAATCTTCTTTAAGTGTGTCAAATAACTCCCTTTTTTCACTCCTACTTAATTCGTATAGGATATCATCAATATCCACATCCACATTTACTGAAACACTTCCCATATGTCTATATTTTTTCATTTTATTACCTCAAAAATTAATGAAATTATTGTCCATATCATCACAATAAATGCAATGATATGGACTATTTTCTTTCTCATTTAACTATTTCTTCTTGCTCTTTTTTTTTTATTGATACAACAATCTTTTCATCAACATAATTAACAAAAAGTGTTTCACCTTCTTTTATTTCACCCCTTAAAATTTCTTCCGAAATAGTATCTTCAATATGTTTTTCAATACTACGTTTCAACGGTCTTGCCCCATTTTCAGAATCAAACCCTTCATTCACAACATACTCTTTCATCTTTTCAGATATTTCAAGTGTATATCCTAATCCAGATATTCTATTCTTCAATCCCATAATTTCCACATCAAAAATTTGGAAGATATGTTCTTTCTCTAATGGATTGAATACAATCACATCATCTAATCTGTTTAAGAATTCAGGTTTAAAGAACTTCTTCAATTCTTTCATTAAAGTAGAATCAATCTTTTCCTTAGAAACACTCTTTTCGTTAGAGAATCCAATACCCATACCTTGTTCTCTAACTTCCCTTGTTCCCAAGTTAGAAGTCATAATAATAATAGTATTACGAAAATCAATTTTTCTACCAGAAGCATCTGTCATAAAACCCTCATCAAATGTTCTTAATAACAAGTTGAAAATATCAGGATGAGCCTTTTCTACCTCATCAAACAATACAACCGAATATGGTTTTCTTCTAACTTTTTCAGTTAATTCACCACCCTCATCATAACCAACATAACCTGGAGGTGATCCAATTAAACGTGATTGGTTAAACTTCTCAGCGTATTCATTCATATCTACACGGATAAGATTATCTCTACCCTCAAATAAATACTCATTTACCGCCTTAGTTAATTGAGATTTACCCACACCTGTCGGTCCTAAAAAAAGGAATACACCTGATGGTTTATTTGGATTTTTAACACCCGCTCTTGTTCTTTTAATTGCTTTTGACAATTTAGAAATTGCTTCAGGTTGTCCAATAATCTTTTTACCTAACTCAACTTCAATGTTTAATAATTTTTGACCTTCGTTAGTTGTAATCTTAGATAACGGAATGTCAGTCATAATTGAAATGATGTCAGCAATGTCCGTGTCATTTACAATCGTTTTATTCAATTTCATTGAATCTTGCCAAATCTTACGTTTTAACCCCAATTCTTGATTAACAACATCTTCTTCTTTCTTGATTTTAGCCGCCAATTCAAATTCTTGAGTTTTAACAACTCTCATCTTTTCCTTTTTAATATCTTCCAATTCTTTTTCAAGTTTGGTAATATCTTCAGGGATAACAATATCTTTAATCTGAGTTCTTGAACCTGATTCATCTAACAAATCAATTGCTTTGTCTGGAAGAAATCTATCCGACATATAACGAACTGACAAATTAACACAAGCCTTAATTGCTTCATCAGTATATTTTACATTGTGATAATCTTCATAGATACCACGAATGTTATTTAGGATTTGAAGGGTTTCTTCAGGGGTTGGTTCATTTACCACCACTTTTTGAAATCTACGTTCCATAGCCCCATCTTTTTCAATAGACTCACGATACTCATCAAGAGTGGTAGCACCTATACATTGCATCTCACCACGAGCCAACGCTGGTTTAAACATATTAGCGACATCCAATCCTTGCCCACCTGCACCCATAATAGTATGGACTTCATCAATGAAAAGAATAATGTCTTTACTCTTAGACAATTCAGCCAAAAGAACCTTAACCCTTTCTTCTAATTGACCACGATACTTAGTTCCCGCAACCAAAGCACCGGGTTCAAGTTCAATAACCCTTTTGTTTAATAAAGTTCTTGGGGCTTTCTTTTCGTAAATTCTCATAGCCAAACCAGCAACGATTTGTGATTTACCAATACCCGGATCTCCAATAAGTACTGGATTGTTTTTTTTACGTCTTGTAAGAATTTGAGCAATACGTTCAATTTCTTTGTCACGTCCAATAACCGGATCTAATTTACCCTGTTGAGCCAAAGCGGTTAAATCCTTACCAAAAGTATCCAATATTGGAGTTTTGTCTGACTTCTTTTCTGAACCATCCATTGTTTCAATCATAATTTATAATTTTAATGTTGTTTTTTTTAATAATACAAAGATAGGTAATTATTTTGATAATACCAAATATTAAAATATTTTAATTTTAGCATCAACTTCCTTTAATTCACCCCAATTACCCATATAGGTGACACCCCTCACTTTTCTATTGTCAATCCAAATGTATTCATCACCATCTTTACATCTTGGTTTATCCGTAATCAATTGGTGGTATTTGAAGTTGTGTTCATTCAACCAATCCAAAGTTATTTGTCTATCTTTAGTTTCTCGAGCAGTAAAGAATACTATTGTATTTCCCTCACTATACCACTTATTTGTGGTTTCCTTAGCATTTAAAAATGGTTTAGCGGTAGCGAATAAATGACTTTGTTCGTTTGGAATATCATCACAGATAGTTCCATCAATATCTATAAGAATAACTCTACTCATTACCCAAAATATTTAAATAAATCAATTGCGTTTGAACGTATCTTATTAAGACTTTTTTGTTTAATCTGACGAATACGTTCTTTTGTCAAATCAAACTCATCTCCAATCGCTTCTAATGTCATTGGTTCTCCATCTATCCCAAAATACATTTTAATAATGGCTTTTTCTTTATCATCCAATTTAGATAATAGTTTTTCCAACTCTCCTTTGAGATTATCTTGTCCGTTATTTAATTGATGATCCGGCATTAAAGCGTCATCATCTTCAATTATATCCAATAGTTCATCACCATCTTCATTGATAATATCAAATATAGATTGTGTTGTTGGAAACATTTCAACCATTTCTTCATCAGAATCTTTGTTTTCTTTCTTAGCCTTTAAATAGTCATTTATCTGATTAACAGGGATACGAATATTTCTTGAATGTTCGTTGATAGATTCAATGATAGATTGTTTAATCCACCATACAGCGTATGATATAAATCTATAACCTTTAGTTCTATCAAACTTTTCAATCGCTTTTAATAAACCTAAATTACCTTCCGCAATAAGATCGGATAAAGGTATTCCGTTATTTTGATATGTTTTAGCGATTGATATAACAAATCTTAGATTTGCTTTAATCAATTCTTCACGGGCTTTATTATCCCCACTTAGAACTCTTTCAGTTAGTTCGGCTTCTTCTTCCTTTGAAATAACGTCAGCGTATTTTCTTATTTCCTTTAAATAAGAACTAATTTGAGATTGATCAATAAAAAAAGTATTGGCAGTATTTGTCATAAAATGTTGTTTAATTGTTTAATTGTTTAAATACAAATATAGTAAAAAAAGTTTAATAAATCAAATTTTTAATTTTTTCTACGTTTTGGTACTGAGCATAATGGACATAATTCTTTAAAGAATCTACTTTAATCCATTTATAAGTGTCAAATTCAGGGGTTTTTACACTACCCTCATAAAAATATGAATTACATTTAATATGTAATTTTTCAATTGGTGTGTCTGTTATAATTAAAAAAGTTTTAATCTTTTTTTTAGAACTTCTATACATTGTAAAATCAAATTCGTGTTTTTCCAATATATTAAGGTTTGAAAGGGAAATATTGGTTTCTTCCCATAATTCACGAATAGCACAATCAAAATAACTACTATCACTATCATCTAAATGTCCTTTCGGTATAGACCAAGCGTTTTGATTTGTTACATGACCAACTAAAACCCTATCAATTTCAGTTGAATATAAAAAAATACCACAAGTAATTACCATTAGTTGAATTTTTTTAAGAATTCCTTTTCTTCTTTCTTTAGGGAATCCATACCTGTCTTACTAATCTTATCTAAAATTGTATTTAAATCTAAAACAACAGATTCTTCTTTTTGTTTTTTAGGTGTTTTAGTCTTGGTGTTAAACAAATACTTTAATGTTTCTTCGTCAATTTGTAAAGCAATTTCTTTAAACTGCTCTTTTGGGATAAGAATAAACGGAGAATCCGCCTCTTTAATCTTTATTTTAAGGTTATCTATGTTGTCTGTTGATTTAAGGGTTAGTAATATAACACTATCACCCTCAGCCATTTTAACAATTTCATCACCCAAAAGAATCGTTAGATCTTCACAAATCTGACGATTATTACCGAATATTATCAAGAAATAATTTATCATATTTTTCATTTTTAGTTTACAAATATAATTATAAATATTTTCAATTCCAAAATTTATTTATTTTTTCCAAAATATTATTATTCTATCGGTTATGAAGATAGGAAAAATATACATAAAATTCAACTTTTATAAAAAAGAAGATGAAATATCAACAAATGAAGTAATTAAATCCGATAAAACACAATACGGAACACTTACTTTTGACAATACCGGAAAACTTGTTGATTGGTCAGTAGATAAAGATTTACTTAAACAAATTTGTGATCAAGCAGATAGGGAAAGACACGGTGAAGAACAAGCGGATACATTTAATTTCTGTTGGGAACATTCCATTAAAAATAAAACAGATTATTCTGACAATGGGGAAAGATTAGTTGGTAAAATGACAGAATCTTGGTTTAATGAATTAATTAAACTTTCAAATGAAAAAGACACATCACTTATTATATACTCTTGGGACTAATGAAATTAGAAATTAAAATTGATAAAGAAATTGTGGATTTCTGTAAATTAAACGAGTTGGATTTACCTACCTTTATTTACGATTGTCTTGAAAAGGGGTATATCCAAAATAAATGGGGTAGATCCCCTATGGATTCCATTAAAAAGGATACAAGTGAAATCATCCAAACACCTAAAAAGAAAGGTGGTAGGAAGAAAAAAGAAGAAACTATATCAGAAATAATTGAACAAAAAAAATCGGAGTCTGTTAAACAAACTCCGATAAATGATTTATATGGTGAAGATTAATATTGTTCGTAACGATCTTTTTTAATTGGAAAATCACTATTTATTTTATCCAATTCAAATAAATATTTATTACCATATTTTATAATACGATCAATGACATTTTGAGCCACTTCTTTTCTTATTTGAAAATTATCCGGTTTTTTTGGTGGCAAGTTTGATATAGAAAAGTTATTTTTACCAATATTTCTTTCAGGTGGCTCAACCGTACTTTTAATTCTTGGGTTTGAGACTTCATTCACTATTTTCTTAACAATATTTGTTAAATCCGATTCTTTTAGTTTAATTGTTTTCATATCTTCTTTTTTATTATAAATAGTTACTTTTTCAGTTTCTTTAAAATTATGTTTTATTTTTATAAATACTTAATTTTTAGGGAATAATTCATCCAACATACCACGTTTTTTAGCCGCATTATACAATTTACTATTTTTAATTCGTAAATCAGGTATACTTTTATAATCACCTTTTTTAAATTCTTGTCTTACTAATTCTGGTGTCCAGGATATTATGAGTTTATAAGGGATTAATTCATCCAACATACCACGTTTTTTAGCCACATCATATAAGGCAAAATTTTTAATTTGTAAATCACCTCTACCTTTATAATCACCTTTTTTAAATTCTTGTCTTATCAATTCAGGTGTCCAAGATTTTATGAGTTTATCAGGTATTAATTCATCTAACATATTACGTCTTTTAGCTGCAAGATACAAAGCAATATTTTTAATTTGAAAATCAAGTCTACCTTTATAATCACCTTTTTTAAATTCTTGTCTTATCAATTCAGGTGTCCAGTCCGTAGTGAGTTTATTGGGTATTAATTCATCTAACATATCATGTCTTTTAGCTGCATGAAATAATTTATTATTTTTTTCCTCTAAATCACTTCTACCTTTATAATCACCTTTTTTAAATTCTTGTCTTATCAATTCAGGTGTCCAAGATGTTTGTAAGGTATCAGGAATTAATTCATCTACCATACCACGTTTTTTAGCCGCCTGATATAAATTACCATTTTTAATTTTTAAATCACTTCTACTTTTATAATCACCTTTTTTAAATTCTTGTCTTATTAATTCTGGTGTCCAATATCTTTGTAAGGTATCAGGAAATACTTGTGTTAATATATCATCAACTTTTTTAGTTAAATTATATTTCTTAGATATCTTACCAGCTAATTTATATAATTTTTGATTTTTTTCCTTTAAATCGTTTCTACCTTTATATTTAACCAATTTTCCATTTTCATCTATATAACCATCCAATATTTCTTGTTTAACTTGTTCCGGTGTCATTTTATCATAAAACAATCTTTTAACATACCAAACTAAACCTTGTTTTCTAGCACTATCATATAATTGACTAAATTTAATTTCAAATTCATCAATATTATTAACTAATTTAACCGCTTGTTTAATTTCTTTCCACCATAGACTAGGAGCACCTTCATTTAATAAAAGTGAATTAAATTGTTGTTCTGTTATTATTATTCTCATATTTTTATAAATACTTACTTTTTACTTAGAAATTAGTATTATTTAACTTATGGAAAATAAATATAAATCACCAACAATACGAGTAGAATGGGAAGATTACCCAGAAAACTTTACAAAGGAAAGAAAACTTAGAGTTAAATCATATTTCCAAAAGAAATATAATACCCCAAAAATATCTATAATACTTAAACCAAAAAAAGTTAAACAATCAGAACAAACTGAAATTATATCTGAAAACTTATTTGACCTTAACTACCAAAAGAAACTTATTAAAGAATATGTTTTACTTAATGGTAATAACATCGATTCGGATTTTATTGAACGATTAGATGATAAAGTAAATGAAAGATTAGTCACCAAAAAAGACCTTTCATTCAAAATAAATGAATGTAAAATTAAATCAATTCATTTTTCTAATTTCCTTTCATATGGAGATAATAACCAAATAAACTTTGAGAAAATACCAGGTATTACCATTATTAATTCAAACCCAGGAAATGCCGCAGGTAAAACTACGTTATTAAATGCTATAGTATTCCTCCTATTTGGTTCAACATTCTCCACTAAAAAGAATGAAGAAATATTTAACCTATACACAGATAAAAATGAAGTAAAAGTATCAGGTGTAATTCAAATTGACGATCACGATTTTAGATTGGATAGAACACTCACTAGAAAACCTAAAAAGAAAGGTTCTGCTGAATGGTCTTATTCATCTGTATTTAATTTCTTTAAACTAAATCCTGATGGAACAGAAGTGAATGAAACTGAAGAACAAAGAAAAGAAACTGAAAAAGTCCTTAAACAAAATATTGGGGATATTGATGATTTTCTTTTAACAATTATCGCTACTTCAGATAACTTAGAAGATTTAATCCACGCAGGTGCTACTGATAGAGGTAAGATATTTTCAAGATTTATGGGTTTAGATATTTTACAAGAAAAAGGTGATATCGGTAAAACACTTTATACCGAATACCAAAAAGGTCTTAAATCTAATCAATATAATACTGAACAACTCAAAGGTGAAATTGATTTACATAAAGAAGAAATAACCAAAATAAGGGAAGATATTTTAGATAGACAAACCAAAATTGATACAATTAAATTAGATATAATTGATTTAAATACCCAAAAGGATAATTTACTTAAAGATATAATTAAAATCGATCCAGAGGTGGTTAAATTGTCTTATACAGCACTTTTAGGTGATAAATCTTTATCCGAAACAACATTATTAGAAAAGGAAACACAATATTTAAATCTTAAAACTAATATTGATGGATTAGAACACCATTATGAAGAAACCAAATATAATTTTTTATTAGAAAAGGAAAAAGAACTACTATCTATCCTTTCAAAATATAAATCTAACTTAGATACAATTAAGGAAGAAAATACAAAATTAGAACTTAAATTATCTGAAAAGGATTTAATTGATAAAACAATTATTGATTTAGAAAATCAGATTAAAGAAAAAGAAAGTTCAATTTTAGAACATATGTTTAATCAGGATGTGTTAGATAACATTATAACTGAACTTGGTGTTATTACCAATGAAAGGGCTAATAATAATAAAGATATTCTATCCACATTAGATTTAATTAAACAATTAGAAGAAGGTGAATTTTGTCCAACCTGTAAAAGAAAATTAGAAGATGTAGATCATACAGATGAAATCAACCAATTAAAACAAAAAGTAAAAGATTTAAAGGTGAAAAATGAAACAAATATGTTACTTTTAACCGAACTAAATGGTAAGATTGATATTCAAAAAGGTGAAAAACTTAAATTGGATAATAACTTATTAATTGAAAGGGGTATTGAAAAATTAAAGTCGTCTATTGATATTAATAAAACCAAATTGGAATCAATGACTGAAGCTCAAAATACTATTGAAACAAATAAAGGTAGAATAAATAAAGGTGAAGAATTAATTAAAACCAAACAATCTGAATTAGATATCATATTAGAAGATATTAAATACCAGAAAGAACAAAAAGATATATTGGACACCAAATTAAATAATGAGATTTTACTTTCAAGGATTGAGTTAGATGTAGAAAGATTAAAGAATAAGTTAAATACAATATTATCAAACATTCAAAAGTACGAAGATAATGTGGTGAATATTGAAAATAACAAAACAATTGAAACAAAGACAAATGTATTACAATTTGACATTAATACTAAGTCAGATGAAATGAATGGTTATAATGAAGATGTTGTGGTATTCCAAGTTAATATTGAGAATATTGATAAAACTATTTTGGATAAGGAAAACACAATTAAAACAATTACTATTGAAGAAAAATATATTAAAACATTTGATTTCTATATTGAAATGTTCGGTAAGAATGGTATTGTTAAATTGATTTTAAGAGATAAAATACCTTATATCAATGATAGGTTAAATGATTTATTGGGTGATTTAACAGATTTCTCAGTTAATATCCAATTAAACGACAAAAAAGAGTTGGATTTTGTTATGACTGAAAATAACACCGGTTTGAATAAGTTTTTATACACCGGTTCAGGGTTTGAAAGGACAATGGGGTCGTTAGCGTTAAGACATATATTAGTGGAAATAAATTGTTTACCAAAATTCAATATGTTATTTTTGGATGAGATTTTGGGTAAGGTATCACATAATAATTACGATAAAGTGGAAATGTTATTGAGTAAAATTAAAGATACTTATGATAATGTATTATTTATAACTCACATTGAAGAAACTCGTAATTGGGGTGAATTTGTAATTCAAGTTCTTAAAGAAGATAACATATCAAGGATTGATTTAGTGGGGATGAATTAAAAAGGAAAAGGGACTTAAAGTCCCTTTTTTTATTTTTATATATTGGATGACAAAATAATATTATCAGACTTATAACTTATATCATATGTTAAATTGTATTTCTTAATTAGATTAAAATTAATCAGAACACTATCTCTAGTTTGTTTATTATTGGACATTTTATCCCTTTTTAGTGACTGTTCATTACTATACATAGTTTCAAAATTATCGTCATAATATATCGTTACCGACAATAATAACAATCCATCACAACTAAATAATGAACAACACGTATTTTTTTTATCATATGTCATGTCTTTATCAACCCTACCAAAAGTACCTATTGGTGTAGATGAATTAACTTTATATTTACCACCCTTATTAATTTTTAAAGTACTACTTTTCAACGAGAATTCATTACTATCAGGTCCATGAATCCTATGACCCCAACTATTAGATAAACCCAACCTCTCCAATTGAATCTTTTCCCTCCATTTATAATTGTGGAAATCGGTTTGAGGTATAATACTAAACACGTGTTTTATTTTTTCTTCGTATGATAAGTTATCTGTCATATTTAATTTATGTATTTTTATTGTTAAATAGTAAACATTTTTTCCCGATAAAACAAAAAAAAGAATAATTTCTTACTCTTTTTTTTAAATTATTTAACAATCAATTAATTATTTCTTTTCATCGTATTTAGGATTCATATACTTGCAGCTAATCCTATTATTATTCTTAGTTCTTATAACCACCCCTTCAATTATTCTACCAACAGATTCTTCTTTAATGAAGATTTCTTTACAAGTATTTTCCAATTCTTCAATTGAGTTTGGTTTAATCCATACAGATTTGGTATATGGTAATCCTGTTTCTATACCCACAGATTCTAAGTTATGAAATTGTCTGTAATGATTTCTTACTGAAAATCCGGTTTCCAATCCATCCACACCAAACAAAACAATTGTTTGTTTTTGTTTAGCATCAGAATTTAATTTATTACCAGAACCTTTCAATCCTTCACCCATTAATTCACCCCTGAAAGCCAATTCAACATCGTATTTCTTACAATATTCAACCAACTTTTCAACATAACCTTTATCGTTAGCAACATCAATCCAACTATCCCTTACTTCAGTTGTAATAGGGGTTAAATTTTCTTTAGCCCATTCATCGGTAATAAATGTTCTACTATCATCATTAAACCAACCTTTTTCTTTTGTTTCAGGGTGAATGTATTTGTGAAACTCACTTCCAAGATGATCAACATAAAGTGAAGTATATGCTTGCTCAAGTTTCTTTTCTTGGCTTCTTGAACAAATTCCGTGATAAAACTCACCATCAGCATTTTTCTTTACATACATAGTCCAACTCGATCCATCACCTTTTAAACATAAACCAAATTCTTCACCATCTTCAATAGCACCTTTCACATAACCAACTTTATTAAAAAAATTTTCTTCATCTGTGCGATACATAAATGAAGGGAAATCACCAGCAACCATACCTGAAGCACCTGTTTCAGGTTCTTCATATTTTACAATACCCAATACTTCAGATAAATCACTTACCTTATCAATTGTGGTATGTAAAAAAGTCTCTACTTCACTTACAGGTAATAAAATACCGAATGAATAAATTGGATCTGAAGTATTATCAAAGCTAAAGTTAAACTTAACCGCTCTAATACGACTATTCTTACCCAATTTAGATTTCTTAGGATCACCATTTGGTTTGGTAAAACTATCAAATAAAGCAATATCACTAACACAATAATCCGGTTGAATATAACAGGCTTTATCCCCTATCTTATATAGATCTTTTTGTGATATTAAATGATATCCACAAGGACTACCATCGTCATACTTAAAATGAACCACTTCAATTGCATTTGCTGGCTCACCATTCTTATAGATTACAATTTTTTCAGTAATCTCTACAATTTCTACACTTTTTATTTCTTTCATTATTTTATTTCTTTTAATCTTTCTTCACTATATTTTACTTGTTCTAAACTTATCTCAGAACCAATGTAATTCATATTAAGGTTTTTACAAGCCAAAGCCGTTGTTCCTGTCCCCATAAATGGATCATACACCAAATTACCTTCCTTTGAATAGATTGATAATAACTTCTCACATAGTTCAGTTGAATATGTTGCTTTATTTAAGTTATTACTACCATCATTATTCTTTGCGGTTATAAAATTATCAATTATTTCATAATATTTTTGTCCTTTTGGTGATGTTTTAACCACTTTCTTATAACAATTAAAGGTTTTTAACTCATCCTTCCTACAAAAAATATAAATAAACTCAACAATCCTATTTAATCTATTATAAGATGCTGGATGTGGAATACTATTGGATTTTTTCCAAATAATAGTATCGGCAACCATAAAACTAGTGTTTTGTATAATCGCCGATACCAATAAATAAGGTAGTGATGGGGTTTCAATTGAATATGAAAAGTTATATATTACCACACCATTAGGTTTCAATACCTTATCAAATGAATTAAATATATTTAATGACCATTTGATGTATTCATCTTCACTTTTCCAATCATTGTACGTGTCATACCTCATCTGTTTATCCGCATAACCACCCTTCCTTTTTGTCATATTATATGGTGGTGATGTTAATATCACATCTATTGGATTAATTTTACTCATAGTCAATAAACAATCCTCATTATAAATCTTATTCATTAAAAAAATCAAATTTACCGTCAATATATTGAACAACCACAGGTTTATTAACTGGTTCATATTCCTCATTACAAGTGCTCGCATTTACGAATAATATACCTTCATATTCTTTATAACCGTACCCACAATGAATGTGACCAAAAACGTGGAGTTTAGGTTTTACAACCATAACCCTATTAAGTAAATCCTGACATCCAATATTAGTTAAATCCCAAGGCATATAATCACACATATATTTTGGAGGTCCGTGACTTAATAAAACATCAGTATCTTCAGGGATTAAAGCCCACTTTTCAGCACATTCAACACCTCTTTTCAAATTAAACGCCCAATTATAAAACTCAGGTTGATACGGAGTTCCATAAAACTTCATACCATCAATCACTACTTCACTATCTTCTAAATAATGAACATTCTTCGGTAATCCTTCAATTAATTCATCAACCCAAGATGCTTTATCTTCAAATGATAATTCGTGATTACCCGCAATGAATATAATATGTTCAAAAATCTCCGATTGTTTGGTTATCCATTTAAAAAAGTTCTTCACCTCACTTTGTTTGCCCATACCTGAAAAATCACCTGAATGAACAAGAATATTACCTTCAGGTAATACAATCTTATTATGCTTATTATGTGTATCAGATATCAACACAATTTTTTTGTTTTCCATTTTTATTCCACCCTCAATTTTTTAATATATTTCCAATACTTTCTAACAGGATCTCTTGTTAGTTCGTGTAAAAAAGTAAGGTATTTAATATGATGTGTTGAAAATAATTCCTCCCTTGTTGGGTTATTATTCCACCTCATATATTCTTCTTTTGTCGCTGGTTCAATCTTTGATAAAACCATTTCTTTTAATTTGTAATAACCAGAACATTGTTCATCAATTGGGAGTTTTGAACAGTATAAACCATCCAAATACTTTTCACAAAACGCATCAAATGGTGTTGGTTTCCAAAGAGTTCTCATTTTTATTTCTTATTAAAAGGGTTATTTTTTCTAAGGTTATAAATTATGTATTGATTATAAAGCCAAGGTCCAACCCACATTGATCCAACAATACCACATAGAAAAATCAACCATATTGGATAAATAAATAATCCAATAAAATGAGGGATTGTCAAAAGAACATACCCCAATAATCCAAATAAAACTTTATATAGTAAATTCATAATACAAAAATAATAAAAAAATGGAATAAAACAAATTATTCCACTTCTTTACCCCAAAAAGGTTTTTGATATGTTGGTCTTAACATTCTCCAAATGGTATCAGAGTAATCTTTTCCATCATACAATAAAAACAATATTGGTTGATATTGTCTTGGTTGTTCTTTAACCCACATAGCGAATTCTTTCTTACCCATATCATCAAAAGTAAATCCAGGTCTTTTATCCTTAAAATCTTCAAATAATAAATGAACAGTTTCTTCTATTTTATGGTATTCATCAACTAAACCATTCTTAATACCCTTAACCCAAGAATCAAATTCGTCAGGTGTCCTATCTAAAAAATAATTAAAGTTTGTTTTAGACTTTAAACACTTCCAAATATCCAAATTAGAGAAATTAGTTAATAAACGATGCAACCTAACATACTCATCACCCTTAATTTTTACTCTAACACCTGAATTACGAAACTTAATTACAAAACCTTCTTGATTATCACCAATCATAGATTTCATTTCTTTAATATTGGTTAAACCATCATATTTTTTAACCCTTGTTAAACCATCAAAAAAATAGTAATCAATATTCAATTCAGTTGTTCCCACAAAAGCACCGGTTAATACAACATCTTCTTCAGAGTAATGACATACGATCCTATTTTCAGGATATATGATTTCAAATATATAAGTAATTGTATGGTATAATGTTATATGTCCATATTTCCTATCAAATATTTCTTTTCCTTTTATTGCTTGTTCTGAAATAAATGAACCCTTAGATGCAAATATCCATTCACCTTTATAGTTGAATAGAATACCTAATGAACCGTCCAATTTTTCATACACATCAAACTCTTCATTCGGTATGTCTTGTAATTCATCAAGGTTAAAAAACTTATTGAATGATTTAGCGATTAATACACCCCTATCATCTAATACAGTTCCACGCATAGCAAGAGTAATATCATCCCACTTCTTTTCAAACTGACAATCACGAGAGTAGTTATATATTTTCAATGGCAGAGTTGGATGTGATTGACATTCTAACAACCCATCTTTAATATACATATTTAATATGTCTAAATTATATTTCATTTTTTTTAATCTAATCTTTCACACCAATCAACCGTTTTACTTTTTAAGTTATGAACAATATACACACCTCTACGATGCTTACATAACTTATATATCGTTTCTTCTTCATTTGATTTTCTCGGCATCCTATATAAATTAAATCTACTAATATTCAAATCAGTTAATCTCAATCCTTTAATATAAGCCCCATCCATTCCACCCCTAAAATCACCCTGTTTAACATCTATCATTTTCTATTCCTCACTAAATAATTTTCCCAAATAATCAACCATAGGTTGTAAATAATTTACATCCTCAACCCCATCCCAATCAATAGGAACACCATTCCCTAATTCAACTTTAAACCCAAGTCTTGATATAAACTCAGGGTTTTCTTCTTTATATTTCTTAAACATTGATGATTTTGTCATCTTTGAATATTGAACATTTGCTATCCTATCACATAATTTAACAAATACAGCACCTTTAGTGTTTCTAATACCTTCATAGTATTTGTCATTAGCCCTTTCTTTACGTGTTTTACCCTTTTCATTGGAAACCGCATAAACAATATCAGCAACAAATACACCAAGTCTATTTCTAACATCATTATACGATGTTCTGGTGTCCTCAATCAAATCGTGGGCTGCCGTAGCGCAAAGACAAGTTTGTAGTGTAATATCAACCACCTCCCAACAATTTTTATATTCTTCTTTTTCCTCAGTTATTAAATTTTTAGGTAAAAGATGTTTAAAATCTTCATACACCTGTAATGTCATTTTTAAGTGAAATTTGTAGGGGATATATCCATCATAATAATGATTAGTATCACTATGTTGTTTAAAAATCCATTCTAAGTTATTCATAATTTTTATATTAGATTAATACAAACCTTTTTTAAGTTTTACCATATGTATAATCAGATACAGCCTTTTTAACTGTTCTAATAACTCTATCTTTATCTTTACCAAAAATAAGAGTAAATAATTTATCACCTGAAATGTATAATATCTCCTGATCATTGTGATTAATTTTAACACATCTACCTTCAGGATTCTTATCATTAATCACACCATAAACACATTTATAGTCAGGATTACTCTCTTTGAATGTTGAAAGTTCATCATACTTTTTGCTTTTTGATGACGAATTATCTGTATTGTATCTATTCTTTAATTCAATAATTATTTTTCTTCTATTATTCATTAAATCAAATCCAAATTCATACCCTTCTTTTAACCTTATAAAGTTTTTGTATTCCCCAATGACAGATTCCCATATTTTACCATATTTCATCTGTCTTTGTTTAACTTTTAAAACATTAAAATGAAGTTCATTCTCCAAGAATGGATCCAAAATGTCATAAGTAATGTCTGACTTTTCTGGTGTATCAAGGATTTCAAGTGTGATTTCCTTAATCCTATTAAAAAAATCTTTATTTTCATATTTTTTTCTTATCATATTACAAAGGTAATATATTTTAATTAAACCACCAAATTAAATTAATTTTAATTCAAATCTATTTTTCATTATTTCCAACTTATCATCAGGAACTCCGTGAATATTCTTACCTCCGTGGCGATTTTCCACAATTATAGAGAATACTTGGTAGTCGTGTTCTTTAGCCATATCATAATAATCCTTCATTTCCCATTCTTGAGTAAAGGTATTGGATACTACAATAGGTGAATGTTCGTATTTCATAAGAAATTCAACTTCTTCCTTACACCAAATATGAGCCTCTTTTATTTTTGAAGGTTCAAACTTATAATTACCATCCCCATCAACAAAATACATATCAGCCTCTTTGTGACAATAATCCTTATTGACTAATAATTTAGCAAATGTCGATTTACCATTCCCCGGCAATCCTCTGATTAAAAATAGTTTTTTCATAATGATACAAAGATAATAAAAAAATTTATAAAAAAAAACTTGTATTGTCAAATTAAAGTATTATATTTGTTCCACAATTATAAACAATACCACTATGACTAAGAAAAAAGAAGTAATCATCCCTGAAATTATTAACAATGTAATCAGTAAATGTGATGATTTAATTAATCAAGCAATGGAACGTGAAAACAAAAGATTCCAATCTTTAATTACAAGATTTCAAGAATGGCACTCTAAACAAGAACCAAACACTAAATTTATGTATGGTCCAATTATACCATTTTTACAACAAATATCCGGTAAATATAAAGTTGGTGGGACTGTTGAGTATTATTCAATAAGTTATTCATTCCCTGAAAATAGAAAAAGTAGTGTGTTAGTTTATAGTCAAGAATCATTTGATAAATGGTTTAATAACTACAAAGAAGATTATAAAATCAATCAGATTTGGAAACTTACCCAATCAATGATGAAACACCTAACCGATAAGGATAGTTTAAGTTCTGACGTAAGAATTAGTAAAACACCAAAAGGTTTTTGTGTTGATTTCCAATACTTAAATGATGGACAATTATTCAATTACCAAACAGACGCAATTGAAGCGGGTGGTCATAATATTCAATGTTTCCATTACCGATACATAACCAAAATAAAAAAAGTGATTAATTAGTCACTTTTTTTATTTTCATAACTATTTATATGGTATGGAAAAAGTTTTATTAAAAGAAATAAATAAAATGAGGAGATTAATGAATCTTATGGAGGTTGAAGATATTGAAACCGAAGATACATTAAATAACGATCCTCTCAAAGATACTATCATTAAATCATTAAAAAAACAACTTGGTGGTGATAAAGAAATATACGTTAGATTAGTTGATAACAGACCCGGTAAAGAAGGTAAATCAAATATTGTGAAAATGATAAATGGTGAGGTTATTGATATTGATGACGATCAACCAGAACCAGTTAGTGAGAGTATTAAAGACACACTTAAAATAGGTGCAGTATGTCTTATATTAGCCTCAGGTATGATTAGTTGTACAAAAGAAGGTTCCGGATATGGATATAATTTAGGTGCTAGCGGTTTTAAATATAATATAAATCCTGCTGGAAATAAAAACATTTCGGTATTCTCAAATAATGGGGTACAACAATATAAAGTTGATTCAATGTCAAAAACTGACTTAGGTGGTGAATCAAGTGAAGGATCAATTTTTACAAGAAAAATAACACCAACAGAAGCAATAATACTTTCTTTAGGTATGGAAAAATATGCTGAAGAATTAGCGAATAAAAATGCATCTAAAAATGTGGTATATGATTTAATTGGTGATGTTTCCGAAGTTGATTACGCTAAAGATGGTAAATGGGTCGCCGATGGTACTTGTAGAGACGATTTAAGATTTAAGCGAGGTTTACAAGCAATCAAAGAAAAAGGAGAAGATCCAAATACTTATATTAAAAAAGCTGACGCTGAATTATCTAAGGGTGAATTTTGGAATGAAACAATGAGTACTAAACCTAAATGGAACTCAACGGATTCTTCAGGAAAATATCAAGCAGCGATTATCAATTTAGATAACTATTGGGATTTATTATATAAAAAGCATATAACACAAGTTATAAATCATAGTGCTGGTTACAGAGATATATTTAATATGAATGCAAATCGTAGAATGGATATCCAATGTGTAGTCGCAAAACAAATAAGATTTAGTGGTGATAAAGATTATATTCTAACATACTCAGGAAATAATATTTGGAAGTATGATAAATACAATATTCGTATCAAATACGATGGTTCATCATTTTTCTTATACAATGCTGATAAAAATGACGAATTAATCGCTGTTTTTATGGATTCAGGTTATTAATTAGAATTGATAATATCACCTAATTCTTCCAATGGTGTAGTATTAAATAACTATTATATCAGTAATTTTATAAATCTATTAGGGGATAAACCTGAACTTTAAAATTTTTAAATTAATATATAACAAAAAAAGGTGGATTTTACTCCACCTTTTCTGTTTCTGATGATATGGAAGTTTCTTCAACTTCAATTATCTTTATTTCGGGTATTACATCATCCCGTTTTATATTAAAATCAAGTCCAACTAACTCATCCAATGATGATGAATTAAACAACTCTTCTAATTGTCTTTTCTTTTCAGCCAATAACTTAACCTTTTGTTCTCTTTCAATATTTGTATTAATTATTTGTGTAACAAAACCTAACATACTACTAAAAGAAATTGTGGGATCTTTTGTTATAAGATAAGTTAAATTATCTTTCTTCTTAACAATTATACCCTCTTGTTCTATTTGCCATTCTGGTTTAAAATAACACTTCATTAGTTTTATTTGTCCATCAAACTCAAATGAAAATACGTGTCCTTTATAGTTCTCAAATACTTCGTCAATATTATTCATCTTTTTTTTCCTTTTCTATTTTATATATTGGATGTAATGTTTCTTTATCAATTTCCATTAATATCTTATAGTTTAATAAATCATCCGACCCATAATCCCCTGATTGTTCAAATTGAATTGTTTTTGGATTAAATACTAATCCATTTACAACATTTCCTATTGGATCTAAAAACTCAATTGTTACTTCTTCAATATTAAACAAATCTTTTGGATTAATATGGTGATGAACAGTTTCATATACTTCAGTTGAAAACATTAGTTTATCACCATCATTAAAGATTTTATACTTCCTAAAAAGATATTCTTCAATATCACACCCTTTTAATTTAATAATCCACCTATTTGTTTTAAGTGGTTCAAAATATTCCCATTTATTTATACTCATACTATTACCAATCAGGATTTAATTTATATCTTAAATGATCTAATAAAATTACAATACCAGCCGAAAAACAAGCGTCAAAGAACATAGTTACTAAAAAACTACCACCAATGAATGTCGCTGTTGGACTAAATAATACTAAACTTAAAAACCATCCAACGTGAAAACCACAGCATAATGGACATCTAAATACTGAACTCCAATATTCGTTAATACTTTCAGTCCAATCCCTTAACCATCTAAAAATCTTGCTTTGTGTTATAATTGTTGTAATACCAAAACTAATAATACTAAATAAAAATAAATTAATCATATTGTAAATCCACAAATTAATAGTGTAATTATTATTGAAAGTGATACACCTAAAACAATTAACTCTGTCATAGGTATAGGTTTAACTCTGTCAGCCGTTATTCTTTTATAAAATAAGAAACCACTTCTTAAACAATTTAAGAAACTTATTACAAAAAGAAATACTAATATATGTGTCATTTTACCCCACGACCTTTCATCGTTTTTTTTATTTTATTTACATTCTTCCACATTACCCTTGTTTCAGATATCAATTCTTTTAATTTTTTTCTCAATTTAAATGAATACATTTTCTTACCTTTAATATAATATTGTTCAGACAATATCTCAACTTCTTTTAATATATTCTTTAACTTTTGATATTCTTCCATATTATTCAACCTTTGCTTGATTTATCAAACCCATATTTGTTAAATATTCTTCAACAACATTCCAATTAATAAATGGTCTGCCATATGGTACTTCATCACCATCATCATTCTTTGTTTTCATTATACTTAAAGGAGCACCCAATCCAGCATCATCAATATATAACTCAGCATAACATTTTGGACTTGAAGTCCATTTCGCTTGTGTTGGATTATAACCCACACCATATAATTCAATACCATTTTCTTTAAACCAATCAATAGCATCACCCAATTCGTGTCCGCTACGCATTGTATTTAAAATTAATTGATGTCCATTTTCCACCAATTTTTTTAATACCGGAACCGCTCCGATATCTTGTCCTACTCTTGGATACTCGTGTGTCACAACGGTTCCATCAAAGTCGAGGGATATTACCATAATTTTTATTATTTATTTTTTATTTATTTTTTTGATTTAATACTGCGATCCCACACGTAATTGCATCCGCAATATCATAGTTATTCTTCTTTAATCTACCTTTAGTATCCTTCAACCATTCCAATTTAGGATATAGTTTATTCACTTCATCAAATATTACTTTCTTCTTATCCAATGTAGCATACCCTTCTTTATCTACCTTATAATAATGTCTGTGTTCTTCTTTAATTTCATCAATACTATCAGTCTTTTTCTTATACTCTCCAAATAATACCAATTTATTCTTAGCAGAACCAACTTGCATTAAATTAGGGAATGCTTTCGCTCTTGAATCATATGATGAAATGTATTTAGGTGCTACACCCAATATATCATAACACATTTTAGATATAATACCATTAAATTTTAATAGAGTTGCTACTGTATACACATTGTTTGAACCTAATAAAGGTTCTTCAATCCAAATATGTTTAATTGGCATGCCTTCATATTCCTCAATAAGAGTTTGAACTAGGTTAGCCTTCTCATATAATAGAGAATCATTTGTAGCGTTTTTAACCTTTGGTTCAATTTGTTTAAGTTCTAATACTTTTTCATTGTTATAGTCAAATAGAGCGATACCAACACAAGATGTAGATATATCGAGACATAACATAAATATTTTTTCCATATACGGAATATATAAAGAAATAAAAGATTGTAAATATTATAAAGTTTTAAAAAAAGATACTACTTCTGTTTTACCTAATTTATAGTTTATATTCTTTGTAAAATAAAAATCCATATTTATTTTACCAACCACACAATAAACTTCAATCTCCAAATCATCTAAAACCAAATCTTTAGGATTGTGTTTATTTATTAACTTATTTAAATAAGCTGACATAATATGTGAATAATCAATAAAATCCGAATGAGATATTTTAGTCCAACTATAACTATTAACCCATTTTTCACCATTATTAAATATTACTTCACAATCTTCATTATCCCAAATAGCGTTATCAATATCATCATATTCTAAATTATCCCACAATTGATTCACTTTAACAATATAATTTAACGATTTAATGTCGTTATCAGTTAAAAACTTATCATTAGTATCTTTAACCTGTTTTTCAAATTCAACATCTCTTTCAACAATTCTTCTTGGAATGAATAATTTACCTTTCTTAGATTGTTCAGATTCGTTAATTGATTTAATTTTAATTGGTTTTATATTTTTAAATGGGTTTTCATTAGGGTCATCCATAAATCTACTTGTGAATAATAATTCGGTTCCTTCTAATTTAAAATCATTCCATATAAAATATATTATAGCGTCTTTTATTTCGTATGGTAAATTATCCCAATTATCCATGTCAACATATTCTGACAACTCTTCATCTGAAACATCCGGATTGTCCATATCAATATCAGCATTATATAAAAATTCTATCGGTACTTCTATTTTATATAGAACAGGTCTATTTGTGGAAACGTAATCTGATTTACCTAACTGAAAATAAATCAATGGCTCCGGACTAAATGATTTATAATTTTTACCATATGTTAATTTAAAACCTTCCTTATCAATAATTTCAGACATTTCTTTAGTATTTGCATGATATAATGGTATCATTTCACCGTATTTTAATTTAACAGCCCTAATCCAATCATCAAAATCACTACCATTAAGAATCATATCCTTAATAATATCACTTTTACTATCCTCCCTTAATATTCGTTTGATTAAATCCTTCATATTAAAAATCTAAATTAATTTGATAGATTGTTGAATTTTGTCTTGACTTAATTACCGGTGTAGCCAATTTAGCAATACCCACCAAATCTTTATCATCGCTATATATACCTACTTCACTTATATATGGAGTTCCTGTAAATACATTAAATGTTGGATTTACCGACCTATTAAACATTGTTTCATCAATCACACATAATAAATTAGTTTGATATACCGTAGCACCAATATCTGTTGATATATTACCAAATAAGAAATCTTCATCCCCTAATTGTAATGTTGAATTGGTTGTATTATACGTCATATAGTCAGTTATATTAAACTGATTTCCATATGTTAAAGCCGACCAACTTAATCTTATTTTACTACTATTCAAGTTAGAACCAACCATAGGGAAACCAACTGTTTGATTTCTTACGGATGATGTCATATCATATATTGTCCAACCTGAAGGATTATACGTATCACCACTTATTGTTTTCTTTAATAACACATAAAACTTATCTGCTGTATATCCTGTCCAATTACTGAAATTAGATAAGAATCCAAATCCACCAGTAGGGAAAGATAAATAAATATCAGTAGCGATATTCTTACTTGGATTTATCGTTGAGTAGTTTAAACAAGGTAAGGCTGTCGTAAATCCTGTTGATGAACCTAGCATATAACTAACCCATAATTGTTCAGTTGTTGCTGACATAATACCTCTTGTTTCTACACCACAAGGATCTACAATACTTTCAGTTAATGTAGGTTTTGGTAATGTCCAATTTCTATTTGATTTATATGATAAAGCAGCATTTACTTCTTTATCTTCCATAATAGCAACTTTCAAATCAGGAAATACTTTACCAACAGCATATCCATCAATCGTATCCACTAAATCATAATATCTTAATGAGAAATCACTATTTATTGTTTTACCTGTAAATCCTGTTGTATTACCAGATGGTAAATTAAATAACCCTAATGGTGTTGATACGTTAAAGAAATCATTATCTAAAAATGTATACGATAATGTATTCTTATCTAATATAATTCTTCTTGTATCATCTACCAATGAAATAACACCATTAGCAGTTTCACCTGAATTTAATAAATTAAAACCAACATTTAACGATTTTCTTAAACTTGTTCCACCTGGTTTTGTTATATTCAATAATGTGAATTCATTATCAATTGCTGTTGAGCCTGTAAATGTGGTAATAATAACTCTATCACCCGGATTAAATGGTATTGAGTCTGTCATATTAAATATTGAAACATTACCTCTACCATCACCATAGTTTCCTGTTGTTACACCACTAAATGAAAAGTTCTTTCTGGTGTATAAATTATAACCAGTAGCATTTGTTATACCACTCCAACTTAAATAGATACTCGTATTTTCACTACCTGTATTATATCCCACACCATAAGTTGTTTTATCAAATAAATAACCATCTTTTTTATAGTAGAACTTCTTAGTTGCTAAAGTTTCACCTCTATCAGTATAAGCAGATACATAGAATGTATAACCACTAAACATTTTAGCAACACCCACATTTGTATAACCTGTTATTTGTAAATTAGGTGTATCTATTGTTGGTATATTTAATTCAATTTCATTTGTAAAATACTTATCTTCTGTATTAGCAGTAAATGTATGTCCAATAACATTACTTTTATGATACATAAGTGTTGGGAAACTAAACTTAGTTTTAGTCATAAACTCACCATATTCATTACCAACTGAATTGTTCGTGTAATGAAAAATACCCATATTTTCAAGGTTATTTGGGTAGTTATTAAACAAAACTAAAGAACCTTTATATGGATCTGTTTTATAAGATCCATAACCTGTATTATAACCCATAGGATTTTTATTCCATACAATAGATAAGTTCCATACCGGAACATCATATTGACTTAAAGTACAAGTCCCTGATAGATTTAAATTACCACTATCCCAATAAGCGGTTGGTGTATTTAAACCATAGTAATTAGTAATAGAATTACCACTTGGATATACGAATATTTTAACTTGATTACTTGGATAACTATTCAATTTAGGTAATAACCTATCTAAACTCATAGTAAAATTAGTTCCCATAGTTCCTGTCACACCAGTAACTCTATACCATAAGTAAGGGACTGGAACACTAACAGAAGTTTCACCACTAAAACTAATTAAAAGCATATCATTAATAACAGGAACATAAGCATTACCTGTTGTTGCGGTTGTCGCTGATACGGTTAAACCATTCTTAAAATCAACACTATTAGCATTTAATATTTGTTTATATAAACCAATTGTATTGTATGAAGAACCCGTAAAGAAACCTCTAATTTTAGCAGTATTTGTAATAATATTTTTATCTACATATTGATAGTCAATAACCTTAAAAAAGTTAGACGGATCTGATTCATTAGGTATTAAAGGATACTTAATATCCGGATTATTATCCTTTGGTTTAAGAATATTAAGACCTGATGGTGTAGGGTAGTTATAATTTACTTCACTATCACCAACAGCAAAATAGGTATAATTTAACATACCAGATGCTAACTTTAATCTACCTTTATCAGTAATTTTTATATTTAAAATTGGACTATTATTTTTTATTATGTATGACATATTCTATAAATACTATTGTATTGAAAATAATTTGATGTTATTTAATCTAACTTCATCAGTGCTCCTAATAAAGAAATCTAACCATAGGTTTGTTGATGTAATTCCACTCATATCTATATAATGGTTATAAGTTCCAGGGGTATTTACCCTACCTACTCTATTATTATAATTAAATACGTCTATTATAAAATCAGCGTTATTGGTTACATTATATTGTAATAAATAAGTTGTTGCTGACACGACTTTAATTAAAACATTACCTGATAATGTAGTAGCACTTGTTGTTGTTAAACCTGTATAATTAGGTAATCCTTGTGTTGTATATACCTTAGTTAAGGCAGAATAAGATGTATTAGTTGTTGTTATACCACTAAAATTATTATATGTGTTACCTGATATATAAACATTATAACTATAACCTATATTATTCCAATTAACTATAAATCCTTCCGAACCAACACCCTTATCAAAGAATGTTGATTTCCTTTCAATAAAATTACCCGAATAATCAAAAGAATCTACAATAATATTATTGTATCTAGCCCCTGTTGAAAATGTCCCACCTGTAATAATATTAAATGTGTTAGGGTAATGATTAGGATTTAAAACATACCCATCAACTCTTTTATCTTTTCTTATATCTCCACTTAAATATATATCCATTACATTAAATTATCACCAACATTATTAGAAGTAAATACACTACCCTCATCAATACCTCTTTTATATACATATTTTTGTGTTTGGAATTTAGTATTCGTAATCTTTTCACCTACAAATGATATTGTTGTCGCAGGAACAAATTGTTTAACTAAATTACTCCAATAATCACCTATACTATCCAAATACTTTAATACGTGTATATATCTAAAACCTGTTGTTCCAGAAGCATTTAAATATTCCTCATATACTTTATATAGTGTCGGATATTGTGATATACCTTTCCTATTTCTTACATTTATAAGTCTTGAATAAGTTTCATCTAAGAAATGTTGTAACCCTTGTGGGGTTTGATTTAACCATTGACTAAACCAAGTATTACCCGATAAAGTTGTATAATAATAGTTATATACATCATTCTCAATTGGCTTACTTAACTTCAAGTTTAAATCAATAAACTTATTATTCAATATTAATCTTTCATCATTTGTTTCATAATTAGCATAACTTTCATCCACATAATCAGCCCTTACAACATCTGTCACTCCCGATACAAACCAAACTTTCTTATTATCTATCTCTTGTGTTAATTCAAATCCGTAATTTAAACCTGGAAACTTCTCAAAGTATTGTTGGTATGTTGGCATCTGATAATAGAAAGTATCAGTATTATTTAATATAAATGGATAACCTTCAGTATCAACAGGTATTGTTGTAGTATCAATTACTGTTCCTGTCTGTACTTCAGTTAAACTAATAACCGACTCTAATTCATCGATACTAATCTTACCATCGGATAAATACACATACTCATTAAACTCATATAAACTTTCAGGTGCTCCGATATATTCCAATATAAACTCAATAGCCTTTCTCGTTCCTTTTGATTTGAATAGATACGCTGAATTTAAGAATAATCTCCTCCAAAACTCTATATCTAATTCATATGGGGTTTTATTCTTAGTATTAGTTAAAACTTGTGGTGTGTTAGTTCCAAATACATTTACTAATAAATCGTCTGAACTATAAATTGTATCTGCTTTCCAACCAATTGTTTCGGCTAAGTTTTTAATTAAATTATCCGCAGCATTATTTTTCTTATCATATGTAACAGTATTAGCGAAAGCCAACCCATCAATATATTTCTTGATTTCGTCAAAACTTCTACCATAAACCTGTAACATCTTTTGTATTTTCTGATCTGGTGTATCAAAATCCACAATACTATCAGATATATAAAATCTAGCAATTAAATTAGATTTAATTTCATCTATTTCATTACCAATATTTACTAAAGTAGTGATATATTGTTCTAAATAATTTACGTTAATATTTGGATTATAACCATAAAAATATGTTTCCCACGTTATTGATGTTGTATCATCAACTAATGTATCTTCAGTATATCTACGATATTTAAATGTTGCTGTATATAATGGTGTAGAATCCCTATTCAATAAAAATTGTTGTATTTCATCAAACGCTTTAAAAGCATTTTCCCTTTCCAAATAATTTGGTTTAATAAGGAAATTCGCTGTTGTTGTTGAAAATATATTACCATTTACACTTATAGTTAAATAATTGTCATCCGTTATTAAACCCACTAATGGAGTTTCTTCATTATTATATTCCAATACAAACTTATCATAATATTTAACAAGATTTCTTAAAGTAGTTCCACTAACACTATTATCTAATAATCCATCACTAGTTAAAGTGATATTATATGGGTTATATATAAATCCTATTGGTATTTGAAATTGTGTAAGGTTTGTCCCTGAATTATATGTTAAACTGTATAGTGTTTGGTTATAATAAATACCAGCAGGAAAATCGGTAATAATACCATTTACAGCAGCCCTTAATCTTTCAGATAATGAACCATAATTTGCATAGTTTGTAATATCTGAATAGTTAAAGTTTATGAATATGTTTAAGTTGGTATTGTACCCATTGGTTTGATAGTTATATACTAAAGGATGTCCTGCCATAGGTAATATACCTTGTGATGTGGCGATATTAGTTGTAATACTAAAATCACCAAAACTAAACAAAGGAGTTCCCTTAGTAGAAGCAAATTGCAGACCTACAAGGTTGTCTCCGAATACAGATGATCCATTTCTAAATTGTTTAATTGCCATTATCCTATAATATTAGTCCTACTATCATTAAAATCTATATTATCTCTCAATCTTCTAATTTCATAATTAGAATTGGTAAGAGAAACTTTTTGTTCATATAAATCATATTGTTTATATATATTACCATCAAAGTCATATACCGTATAAACACCATCATCCACATTTTTAACTTGTTCACCATATAACATATAAGCCAATGTTTCAACGTCATATTCTACTAAATCAACTTCAATATTCACAGGATTAAAGAACGAATTAGTTATTTTAACCGTTTGGTTTGGTTGTCCAATAAAAGGAATTGCGTTAGGTTTAACACTTGGAGCCGCTGTTGGTGTTAAAGTACAAAATAATAAATTACCACTATCACTATATCTATATCTAATAGATTTCTGACTACTATCTGTTAAGTTTTGACTTATAGGCTCACATAAAAATGACGATGTAATCACCTTAAAATAGTTTTGTAATAAACTACCATCAGGATTCACATACTCCACTTTATATCCAACTAAACCACCATTTATAAACTTATTTGTGTATTCAGCGGGTGCTTGTGTAATATCAAATACTAAACCCCTAACATCGGGTGATGAACTTAATACACCACAATCCAATATTTTAGTTCTGATTTCAGCGGGTCTAATATATAAATTATATATACCTTTTTGATTGAAATTTGCTGATGGTAATGTAAGGTTATACATACCACCTAATATTTCATTTGTATTACCACCTGTGTCTGCTGTATTAAAAACAGGTGCTATTATATCAACCGCGTTTAACTTAGTGATTGTAGGTGCTCCAATAAAATCCCTTGTTGGGACATATATTGAAAACACTTCCATATCTGAAGGACTCGCATTAGCCGCTTTAACTGTACCGAATGTGCTCATATCTTATAAATATTTGTATTATTATTTTTCTTGTTCTTTTTTCACGTTAAAGAAATTATTATTATATCCGTTAATATCATCAACAGTATTTACATCACAAAATTTCATTATTGGTCCAAATACATTATTATTACCCCTTTGAATAAACGCATAATTATTTATCTTAGGTTTTTCAATTATACCTACCAATATATCCCTTTTAGTTATACCTGTAAAGATTAAATCATTACTACCCATACCATTTGGTGTATATTGATAATATGTCGTTACACCAGTTGTCGCTGAATATTCATAAAAATATAAATTTGTATTACCCGATTGTTTAATAATATATAATGTAGAACCATCAGTTAAACCACTTTTACTTACCACTTGTTTACCTGCTGACACAGAACCAACATTTATTGTTTTTCCTGTTCCATAAGTAATAAACTCAAATAAAGTACTTTCAGTTAAACCTTGTGTTGTTGTTCCTGTTACTTGTTTAGCGTAGTAATCAATTGTATTAGGTAGAGATGAAGTTGTTAAACCTGTGTAAGCGCTATTAACAGTATATGACGTATTAAATAAAGATGTTTTATATATGTTTGAACTACTATTCCCTGAAATATATAAATCATATCTAAAACCAGGATATGTCCAAACCAAACTAACATCACCCGATATTGATGGTCTATAAAAATTTAATATTTGATTACGTTTTAAAAAATTATTATTACCATCAAAAGCATCCACATAAAAATTAAAATATTGACTACTAAATGATGTCCCACCTATATTTGTAGCAGTTAAATAATTTCCAATATGAACGGTTTGACAAGTTTTTACATAACCAGCACTATTTGTAGCGGTTAAACATACGGTATAAGCGGTGGGAACACTTGAATATAGTATTGGTGGGTTTGTGGTTGATGCTGTCAATACGTTTTGTACGTCCCAAAAGTAAGAAAAACTTGGGGATATTGATGTATTTACAACACTAACCGCAGTCGATCCACTTGGATAAGCAACAAAGTTTATATCACCTAATAATTGTTTAATATCCCAAGCAACATTATCATATACACCAATTTCTCTCGCATCAACATCCAACATAAAAGGTATTTGTATAATACCATTAGTTATGTTTAATGTATTACCTTTAACCGGTAGTTGCAAACTGCTAAGTTGGTTTGTCCCTATTTTAATTTCTATTTTTTCCATTATCCTTCTGTTGGTTTTGGTAAATTAGGTGATGCTTGGTTTGTAACCCTCACATCTGATATTATTTTTTCATACATAGGTATTGTTGTTGTTCCACTAATAACCGGATTTATATCAAAAGATAAAGTATTTGGATTATATAACCTTATACCATAAGTTTTTGTTGATGAACTTAAACTTAGTTTTATGTAAGTATAATTATCGGTAAATTGTGTCCTATAAAATATTGTCCCATCCTTATTTGGGTTTATTATATCACTTATCGTAGATCCTGATTTTGTAACCATTTGAACCGATTTACCTGTTTTTGGGTTATAAAAAGCCACCTGTAAATAAAGTTCAGTTATATCAGTGCTCTTAGGTAAATAAATATTATTACCCAAAGTTTTATTATATCTATCCAAATTTAAATTAGGTTTTTTAACCGAATCATATGTCACACCCTTTGGTGGGTTATAGAAATTAGCAAAATTAGGGAATATACTTAATACAGACGAATAATTTATTGCGTTATACCTAACCAAATTAAAACCTGTTTGTCCTGTTTCACCTGTAAATATTAACTTATTATAGTAAAACTGATCGTATCCTGTTGTAGTTGATTTAGCACCAACTAATATCTTATCCACTTCTTTTCTATTAGAAATAGTATTACTATTAAAATATGTAAATATAAATTGAGCATTTGACATTGCTTGATTACTAATAGTAGCGACATTTACTTCTCTTATTTTTTTAATATTACCACCACCAACATCAATCTGCCATTCATTTGTATCACCAACATTGGTTCCGATTATTTGATTTTCAACTGGTTGTAAATTAACATTATCTCTTAATGTATTAGCGTATGAGTTAATAAAATAACCACTACTTTTTGTAAAAACATTTTGTTTATTATATGGATAAAATGGGTTAGTTGTTTCGTCACCTTTATCATCCCCACAACAAAAGAAATTAAATTGATAGTTTAGGTTTTCACCTTCATATTGATATAAATCCAACTCAAAATCCACAATAGGGTTTATATTACCTGAACCTTCAGTATTCACCCAATCCCTTATTAAACCTTCCTTATCATCGGTAAAGTTTAATGTGAATGGTATATTTAATATTTTTGTTTGATCAGTATTCCTTATTTCCATTTTAACAAATATCTATGTCATTTATTGTTTGTAAAGTTCCAAGACTATTATTATAATTATAATTAGTGTTATAACTTAAACTTCTTCTATTACCTGTTATTGGATTCCAATACTTACTTCTAAATGGTAATATAAAATTATTATATACATAATGTTTACCATTTAAGAATGGGAAATTAGTTCCTTTACCTGATTCATCAATATCACCATTAGGTATTAAATCTCTCCACTGCCATATGTTTAATTTATCATTAAATACCGCCCAAGATTGTTTATCTTCAACATTATTACTACTATATATAGTATTTGTAAAATATCTTAATATTACAGGGTTTAATAAATCTGTTTTAGCGTATGTTGAAGTTGTAGCCGAAAATATGGTTGATCCTGTATAACCATACAAATCTTTTAACTTAAATAAGTAATTTGGCATCTGTAAAACATAGGTTTGTAGTTCCCTTTCATTATATTCAACAATATCACCATAAACACTATCACCAATATTAATAGAATCAGCAATACTTAATTTTGTTTCAAAATCACCTAAATAATAAACCACAAAATGCTCAAACATTAAATCACTTAGTTTTACATTATATGTATCACCATAATATTGTAAGGTATAAAGATTTGTATATCCTGTTGTTGGTAAATTACCATATGTGGTATTATTAATTATAGCGTATAATCCACCTAATTCATACCCTAAAATAGTAGAACTTGTTAAAGTATCAGTAGAACCGGTAGCAAAATAAACAGTTCTCCCAATCGGAAAATCACTTAATTGATTATTAATTAAAACCATAGAATTACCAGGATATAAACTACTTCCAGCAATTTGTGATGAACCATAATTTGTTAAAGTTGGTTTAATACCTAATAATGAAAAAGTATTACCTGATGTATCACCAATAGGTTTCTTTGAGTATTCACTAAATAATGAAAAATACCTATTAGAATTGTAATTAAAGTCATCACCTTTTCTATATACAATAGATCTGGTTAAACCTGTCATACCTGAATATGTTGGGTATGAATCCGTAAAATCTATATATGTTCCAATACCAAGTTTCGTATCCGTATCAAATACAAACGTATCATCCTGTAAATAAGTTCCATCGGGTGTTATACTACCATTTCTATATGTATTTGTTAAACCTGAAGCCATTAAACCTAAACCATATGATGCTGTATTATGATATGAACTACCACTTAAAAAGAAATTAGTGTTATTCATATATAATTCCCTTGATATAAATCCATTTCTAGCACCATAATACTCATCATAAAACTTATTTTTAAGTTTAGTGATTTTTTGGGTTGTTGTTGATGTTATATTCTTTTTCTTAAAAAAATAAGATATACTAGTAATTGGAACACCATTTTCATCATATAAACTACTAACATCAATTTCACTTGTATTAGTTAAATAATAATTATTATTTCCAAAACCATTTTTAGATAAAGGTGTTGTTAATGTATAGTTATCACTATTTTCAATTACTTTATATTTTCTAATATAATATTGAGATAAACTACCACTATCAGTTGGTGTTAAATATCTTTTAAATTGAATGTACGTTCCAGTAAATCCACTTAATTTAATTGTAAATAATTTATCACTTACACCATTATTTTTAGAACCAACACTTACAACAGGAAATATACCTAAATTAGTTGATGTTACACCAGATATTTGTTTTACGCTAACATAATCACCAATTTTAAGGTTATGATTAAAGTATGAATTGAATACAGTATTTGTTGTAGCACTTATCTCAAATAATGTTAGACCTCTATTATATTTAGCGGGTATTCCATCACCGATTGTAAAGGTATTTGTTAAACCACTTTCAATAATGTACAATGGGATTGTATTGTCTTTATCGTTTGGATACATTGAAAGTAAATCCCAATTTTCCGTATTATTATTTAAGTATTCCAAATATTGTTTAGATGGAACAACTGAATCAAAATAATCGTCATACGATAATAATTTTTGTGTTCTATATTGATAAGGTTCTCTTTGAACAAGTTTATAATTAACTAACCCTTTAAATGCGTATGTGTTTGTATCTGCCGATATAACTGTGTTTGGTTGAAATGTATATATATCTGTAGCCGAAGTATTTGTCCAACCATAATAATCCCTATAACTTACATTAAACGTTGAACCGCTTAATTCGTATGAGTCAGGCCATATATTTAACCAACAATATTGTTGATATGCTTTTATTGTTTTAATATCACCACTAGCCATAGAATCAGGTAATCCCATAAAACCAGCAATTGAGTCATAAGCATAACTTGTTTTTAACAATCCATTGTCGCCTGTTTTAGCGGTAACAAAGAATGAATATGTTTGATATTTAGGTATTTTAACATTCATATTACCCCTAAAAGTATATAGATTAGTTCTTAATGTATTAGATTGGGTAAAATCAACTTCAGTTGTTCCTGTTAGAAATTTACCAATATTTATCCACCCTGTTGATGCACTAACAATTATTGGACTTCCAGCGGTATTAGTATAATTGGTGGTTGTATATGAACCATTTTTTTTAATATCCGTAGGTAAATACCAATAATCCAATAATTCAACCGTTTGTTCAGATGATATTGTAGTTAATGGTGATATATTTGTAACAATAATATCATCGTATGGCGCTGTTAAACTAAAAATAACTGATTTAGTTTTATATAAGTCATTAGGTTTATTAGGGTCAGGTCCATTAGTTACATTTGTATTTGTAACCACTTTTACCGGATCATATAATAAATCAATATTACTTAATAATGAATCATATGATGCAATACCTTGAGATGCGATACAATAAAATAATTGATATCCAATAGTATTATAACTATATTCTAAAAAACTACCGTTAATAGTCGCCTCAATTTCAACCCGAACAGTCTCACCAATAGTAAATGTCATACCACTACTTAAAATATTTGGTGTTATAACTACCGCTGAATTAGCGTTTATATAACTACCATATACTTGTTTTGAATATACCTTTGTTGAAGTACCTTTAATAAAATTAATATTAACAGTAAAATTATGTGGGGATACATCAATATTTTTAAGATTAATTCTTAATTTCGTTCCAAACGAATATACTCCTGTTTCCTGTATTGTAAAAGTATTAGTCAAATCATCATATCCAGGTGGTGTTGAGTTTTTATTTATACCAGGAAATGGTAATGTTTTAGAACTAGTTAAACCAATGTAATTTGTCAAAATAACTCTATCAAACGCCTCAAAATTTTTTGAATTGGTTGAGGGTGGTATTTTTAAAGGTTGTTTATTAATATAATAATTTGTATTATAATTTTTAAAATAGTTGTTTATAAATGGACTATTTAAAGCATTACTATAATACATACCACTTACTTTAAGATATGTTCTAAATAAATCCGAATCTTGTCTTTCGGTGACAAATTGTTCACCTGAACTAACCGTATAATTATATAAACCTTCAATTGAGTTTTTTGAGTTATTCTCAAGGTTTAATTTAATTTGGATATCTTTATCAGGACTTCCAATATATTTTTTATTTGGTAATAATATTTTTTTATTTTCCATTTTAGTTTATTTCGTTATATATAAAATCCCTTAATTTCCAATATTGATTACAAAAGAAGTAATAATTTATTGTCCCATTTTCATATGGATTATTTATTTGTGTATGTTCAACAATGTTAAACATTTCATCTGTTATTGGGTAAAGCATTAAGTCCATTTCTGTTAATTTAGGTGCGTTAAATCCACCACTATTTGTATCAAAAATATCTTTTCCAGGTCCAACAGGGTAATAAACCGTGTCATATTTAGTGGCTTCAAATGTAGGTAAATACATATTACCAATAATTAAAGGAAATAAATTACCTGTTGGTATTTTATAAAAACCTATATTTCCATTTTGTAATCTAAAACTCATACGATTATTTAATCTTTCAGTATAAAAATTAAAATACACAATATCATTATCTTGGAAATAATAATTAAAATCTAAATTCCACGATCTACCCTCATCAAGCCATTTATAATCATCAGTAGCGGTAACATCCTGTGAATCTTGATATATTTTTATATTCTGACCATTTCTATACACCACAATTTCCATGTGGTATTTAGCATAAAAAGGTAAAGATTCTTGCCAACCTTGTAATTCTATATTACCTTTAATTTTATAATTACCACCATTTCCGGTGTTTATTTGAAAGTGGCTATTTGTTGTACCGTCACCACCCCAAGTTCCAATATCCGGATTTTTATTATCCGATACAAAATCAAAACCTCCGTTAGGTGCTGCGGTTCTACCAATATTACCAAAAGGGTAATAACCAGTATTTAAATCATATAATTCATAACTATTTGGAGTATACCCATAAGGCCCATCATCGTCTAATGGTAACACATTCGGTCCTAAAGCACTTTTAGTTGAGTTAATACCTGTTGTTGTTATAGTAGTGATAAGTTGTGTATCACCCGATAATGGTTTTGTTGAATAACAATTTGGCATTGGAGCATATCTAGCCCTTTTTAATGTATCACTATACGATATTGTCCCACCACTTAAACCATTATTTTCAACATTTAAAGCCGAATAATAACCATACTTTGTCCATTGACTTGCTATTGTATAAATATTACTTCTCCTATTTGTATAATCCCAATTTAATTCAGCACCATTCCTATACTTTGTTCCAGCATCTTCTTTTGGATAAGGATAATAATTAGTATTAATTGGGTTATAATACCCATTTGGGAATGGTGACGCTGGATAGTATTGAGCGTTATATTTAATATTAAATCTATTAACTGTCGTTATACCAGTTGAACCGTCATAACCTATTTGTTCCACAAAATCAGCGTTATTATTTAAGTTAAAGCCTATACCTGATGCTCTTGAATAAGTTTTACCATCATTCATATTAACATTAACATTATTATTAATATATATCATTAAACAATAAGGTGTTCTTGTAAAAATACCTGTTGGGTTCTTAGTAAAATCATCATTTGTTTTATACCAATTACCTTCTTCATCAATATTATATCTATCCCACTTACAAGGTATTGCAGCATAAAATGTTCCATCAGGTGCAACATCAGCCGAAACATCAGGATCGGTATCATCTGTTCCATCCAATAAAAATGCTACTTTACCACCCATATTTTGTTTAGTTGTCGCATCACTCATATTATTTATTGTATATGTTGGTGTCGCAGAATTAAAAACTGACCTGTCAGCGTAAAATGAACCAATAATGTAATTACAAGGTTGGTATCTATAATCTAATTTATAATCATATCTATTTATACCTATTTCACATATATCAAAATCACCAAAAAATGATTTAATCTGAACATCTGTTGATCTTGATATTAAAACACCTGCCGTGTTATCAACACCACTACCATCATTAGGTATTTGTTTTTGTATTACCGATATAGTATCACCGGCTTGATTTTTTAAGTTTGTTCCTCCACCCAAAGCAGTTGCGGTTGCTCCGGTTATAACCGTTACCACAGTCCCACCTTCACCTATTTGTGTTATATTACCCAAAGAAACTGATTGTCCGGTAGTATTACCTGTGACAGGATCACCACTATTAGCACTTATTGGAGAACCATTTAATCTTTGATCCTTTTTAAAGTTTTTCTTATCTTTATTTCCTGTCGCTAATTGTTGAACTGGTGTTGTACTCAATGAACCCGCATCGGTACTATCAAAATTCATTAATAAACCACCCTTACCTAATGGAATACCTAAAATAGTATAATCACCATTTTGATTGGTTGATGTTACAAATTTAAAATATTTTTTATATACATACTCCAACGCTGAATTAGCCATTACTTCATCCTCACTTGGAAATCCACCAACAGGATAATGATTTTTATTAACCTTATATTTTGGTAATAAAGGGTATTTATTACCCATAATATCATTATATATAGAACTAATAGTTATATCGTTTTTATCGGTATCATCTAATGGTAATACATAACCAACTTTAACATTTTCCATTGGGAAATTATTACTATCAACAATTCTACCTATAATAATACCCCAATCCCCACAAGGGTTAGGATACGCATCCGTTCCATAAATGCTTAAAGTTAAAATATCAAGCACATCAAAATCTTGTTGGATATTTACTTTTAAGTATTGATTTTGCTCAGGAAGTATTTTAGTTTTAATTCTATATTTATTCATTTATATAATAAATAAATGATTTTCAAAAATTCTAAAGTAATCTATTTATTTAAATATGGCTAGTATTGGTATATTTTTTCCATTCACAGAAAGTGATACTGAATTTGTTAAACAAACAACAACAACTAATGATGAAATACGTTCATCATTGACACATTTATTATTAACTAATAAAGGTGAAAGATATTATTTACCTGATTTTGGAACAAATCTTAGGAATTTTATTTTTAACCCAAATGATAATACCACTTATGATGCAATGAAAGAAGAAGTAAAAACTGCGGTTACAAAATACTTCCCACAATTACAAATAACCGATATAATAATAAACATAGATTCAAATAACGAAAGAAAAGCCAATCTTGAAATTAAATACATTAATAATGGCTCAATATTTGGAAAACAAGATACAATTAATATTACACTATAATGGCAGAAAGAAAAATATCATACGCAGAACGTGAATTTACAGGTTTAAGAAATGAACTTATTGGTTATGTTCAAACATATTATCCAGATTTAATTACCAACTTTGGTGACGCTGGTTTATTCTCCGTATTGGTAGATATCAACGCAGCGGTTGCAGATAACTTAAACTTCCACATTGATAGAAGTATCCAAGAAACCTATTTACAATTCGCACAACAAACTAATTCAATCTATAACATAGCAAGAACCTATGGATTGAAAATACCTGGTAATAGACCCTCAGTTGCTGTATGTCAATTCAGTATTAATGTTCCTGTTGATGGTGATAAAGAAGATGTGAATTATTTAGGTATCCTTAAAGCAGGTACTAAAATTAGTGGTGGTGGTCAAGTATTTGAAACCTTAACTGATATTGATTTTTCTTCAACAATCAACTCAAATGGTTATCAAAATAGATTAAAATTGCCAATATTTGATGCAAATAATAGAGTTGTTTCATATCAAATTATTAAAACTGAGGTTGTTGTTAATGGTGAAACAAGAACACTTAGACAAATCGTAAATACAAATAATGTTAAACCATTCTATCAAATTATTCTACCTGAAAGAAATGTTCTTTCTATTAGTTCAATTGTAGTTCAAGATGGAACAGCGATTACTACAATACCTGAAGATTCGGTATTTTTTGATGATAATAAAAGATGGTTTGAGGTGGATGCTTTAGCACAACAAAGAGTTTATATTGATGATCCTAACCTACCTGTTGTAGATGGAATTAGACAAGGTAAATGGACTAAAACAAATAAGAAGTTTATTACTGAATATACACCAGAAAACTTTATGGTTATTACTTTTGGTGGTTCTGAAACAGATAATGACGCAATCACACAATTCACATTAAATGAGTTTAATATTGATTATAATGAATTAACTAATAACCCTGTTTTAGGTTTAGCACCAAAAGCAAATACAACAATATTTGTTAAATATAGAGTTGGTGGAGGACAACAATCAATCCTTAACCCTAACACCCTTACAAGAATTACATCCTCTAATCTTGTTGTTACAGGTCCAAATTCAACAATTAATACAGCAGTTATCAATTCATTGAGAGCGACAAATGTTACTTCTTCATTAGGTGGAGCAAATCAACCTACAATAGAAGAATCGAGAAATTATATTGGGTTTAATTTTGCGTCACAAGAAAGATGTGTTACGCTTGAAGATTATGAGTCACAAATATTTAAAATGCCGGGTAAGTTTGGAGCACCTTCTAAAGTAAGTGTTACTAAAGCAGGTAATAAGATAAATGTAAATATCCTTACTACTGACGTAAATGGTAATTTAACAAGTGATATTAACTCTAATATTGCGAATAATATTTCAACTTACTTATCACAATATAGAATGATAAATGATTACGTTGTGGTTCAACCAGCCCAAGTAGTAAATATTGGTTTTGTCTTAGATATTCAATATAATAAACAATACTCACCAACCGATTTATCAATAGCGGTTGTAACAAACATATCAAATATTTTTGATAAGTCTAAACTTGCTTTAGGTGATGATGTTTTTTTAGGGACTGTTAAAAATGCTATTATGAATACACCGGGTGTGTTAAACTTAACATCACTTAAAGTATATAATAAAGTAGGTGGTATTTATTCACAAAACACATCAGTTCAAACTGTGGCTTCTGATGGTGAAATACAAATAACAGAAGAGGTAATACTTGCAGATGATAATCAAATCTTACAAATATTAAACCCTTCTATTGATATTGTAGTTAGATTGAAATAATTAGTACATTGTTAATGTAACATCATTAATTTCCTGTTCAGTCACTTTAGATAAAAATATTAAAGCGTCTTTTTGTGCTTCTTTAGAAATCTTATATCCTTTTTTAGTATATTTAACAATCCTATCCAATAAAGAAGCCGGTGATTTTAACCCTTTATTTATGACTAATCTTTTAGATTTAGCGTCAACAAAAAATTTATCATTATGCATTAATTTTTTATTTTTTAAATCCACACCACACATAACACAAGTGAAGTCAAACTGATTGATTATTGTATCAACACCACCAAAAGTATATCTTGATGGGTTAATAAATTGATATTTTTTATTGTTAATAGTATATGTTATAGCATTGGTAGTTGAATATTTACTATGACTAATATAATTAAAAACATCATCATTGGATTGGTTTTTCTTTGTTCTATATAAAACATCCATATTACTAATAACCTGTTTATAATCGTTTTCATTTGAAAACCATACATCAAAATCATTTATTTTTTCCTTTAATATAATAGATGTTAAAGCACCACCAGCTATTATTGCGTTATTATTAACTAATATATCTAACACACTAATATCTGAAATACTATCTATTAGTTTTGACACTATTTCTAAATTATAATGATTCCTTAATATCTCACCATCTAAATTAATTAAATCAAATATGTTGGAACTATAAGCACAATCCGATCTATCCCAAACCGTTAAATATTTTTGATTGTTTAATTGAACAACAAATTTATTAAATTGACTTGTGTATGGTAATTTTTTAGAAAAAACCAAAAAGAAAATATCACCATCCTTCTCATATCTATCCCAAATACTAATATCATCAGAAGCAATACACCATTTACTTCCCTTACCGTATAATTTCATAGCATCCGAATTATGAATTCTTTTCACTAAAAAATCTTCATTTTCATAAATTGTTGTAGAACCATTATTTTTAATAATTTCTTCTTTTTCCGTTTCAGATTCTAAACTATCCACATATGATATAAAATTATCTACGGATTTAAAGTTAAAAATATTACGATATTCGATTGGTATTTTATCATTTAATCTTTTATGTTTATTACACATAAAAACAAATGAAGGGTGTAAACTACTACCATCATAACAGTTTTTTAACCATTTCTTGTATTTTGAGTCAATTTGTAAAGAAAGTATATCCATATTTATTTTTTATTATTATAATATAAAGTATCATTAATATTATATTCAGTTGTAGTGAATACCGTGTATTTAAGTGTGTCATTGCAAGCAGTATATCTATAATAACTACCACAATTTTCTTTGCTCTGTATGACAAAGAATAATATTGAACCGAATAATATTGTTTTCATATTTTAATGATAAGAAAACATATTCAAAAAAACAAATTATTTATTTATTACCCTAAGAATCAATATTTTAAAAATAAATTTGGTAATTACAAATAAAGATATTATATTTGTATATGATTAATCAATTAGAAAACAACGACATAAAAACCTTTATTTTCGCAGGAAAGGCTATTTTCACGATAACTAATACCAATACAGGTAATCGTTTCACTTATAAAGTTCGTAAAGCGAAAGATAGTGATATTTACTTTGTATCAGTTTTAACTGGTTCTGATAATACCAATGACTATTCATTTATAGGGTATATCAAGAAAGGATTATTTTATTCAAGTAAAAAATCAAGAATTAGTAGTGAAGCAACATCATTCAAAGTTTTTAGTTGGTTTATTAATAATATTAATAAAATACCTTCAATTGTTCAAGTCCTTCACGAAGGAAAATGTGGTAGATGTGGTAGAAAACTCACAACACCTGAATCAATTGAAAGGGGTATTGGACCTGAATGTGTTAGATTAATGCAATAAAAAAGGTGGGTTTCCCCACCTTTTAATATATTAAGAAGTTATTGAAGATTTCATTGCTTCCATTATGTCTGCTGGTATTTCACATCCATTAGGTCCACTACAAGATACAGCCCCCATAGTATCCATATTAACATATTCAGGTTGTTTAATTGCTTCATTAAAATCAAAATCTCTTTGTTTTAATTCACGATTAATTCTAACCCATTTATGATATAAATGTAAATCTTTAATACATAATATCATTTCTTTAACATCACCTTTAAAGAATCTTTTAGCAAATTGTTTAGCTCTTCTAATCCAATCTTTCTTGATTAAAGCTTCAACTCTTGTTCCTTGTAATTTCAAATCTCTCTTATTTACATAATCACAAGCTTCCCATAAGTTACCATCAAAAGCGTGTAATCCATCAACAATTAAACCTGAAGCAAAGAAAGCTGCATCATCATATTTATCATATAAATCTTCACCCGATAATACCGATGTAAATGGTGCTTGGTTGAAATCTTTATCACCTGTTAAAGGTAAGAATGATACTGCCGCGAATTCAAATCTATTGTTAAATAGATAATCTTCTACCACATCATAATCAGAGTAATCTAATTCAACTGTATTAGAAACTGAATGTCTTAAATATGGTTGAACATTTCTTTCGTGATTTGTTCCATACTCAACCCAATTGTTTTGGATTGTTTTAACCACTTCTAATTGATTCATACCAACTAAATCTTTCTTGAACTTAGCGTTCTTATTAGCAATTACTGGAATATATGCCACATAATCTGTTTTATTAGTACTCCATACAGATTCTTCAATTAAATACGAATGTTCTTCATTTAAGTATTTACCAATACCTGATTGTTTATTGATTTGCATTACCCTAAAGTATCTTGGTGCGTGATCTCCGTGACAACCTGAAGGTGATTTTAATAATACCGAAGCATTTCCTGATGGTTTAACACAAGTTGTTCTTGACGCTGGATTAATACCGATAATTTCAGCCAACTCTTGGTTTACTTTTTTAACTATCTCAGCACCTTTTCTTTGAATTTCAGGATTCATCATAATATGTGGGTTAGCCATCCAACCTGTAAATGAACAACCTAACAAAGCTTCTCTTCTAAAAATAGCTTCTGTCACTTCACCTAAGTATGGGAAATCAGCGTAACCTGCTTGTAATGTTCCTAAGATAGCTAAAGACTCACAAGCTTCATAAAACTTTTCTTCTGTTGTGCACATACCACCATTACCTTCAGTTAAGTTACATCCTTGAAATCCACTTAAACCTTCAATTTGAGGGTATAAACCAATTTCAACGCAAGGGTTTGTTACTTGATCTTCATCATCTACAAAATAAAAACCTGGCTCACCAAAATCTTTAATTGACGTAAATATCTTATTAAATTGTTCTTTTGTTGTGGTGTTTCTGTTGATTACCGCTGAATTATTAGATCTACCTCTTTGTGGATTTTCATAATACCAATTACCAACCTTAGCATTCATCATTTCATCATCTTCAGGTGAGAATAAACAAATTGTAGCACTTCTTCTTACACCACCAGATAATACAGCATCCGCCATATACATAATGAAGTCATAAGCCATAATAGGTTTCATCACATTAACACCTTGATTTAAGTTTCTTTCAATCAATTCTTCACATTTTAATAATGATTTTCTTAATCCTTCAGGACCAGGAGCCTTAAATCCACCACTAATCATAGAACCCGCAGGTCTAATTAAACTTAAATCAAATCTAATTTCGTACCCTTGATACTCAGGAAATGGTGTTTCTTTTCCTTCTTCCACATATGAAGATATTAAAATACCAAAAGTATCACTCCACCCTTCAATAGAATCAGGAACAACAAATGTTTTCGTTCCTTTAGTTCTTTTTACTAAATTAGGTAATTTACCTATGTGTTTATATTGAACCGAAAATCCAACACCACAACCACATAATAACAAATACATTATTTCTTGAAAACTTCTAACCCTATCAACATAAGTCGCTGTACAATTATATAACCTCGCATTGTGTTTCATAATTGGATCACCACCAAATTGTAACGCTCTTTGAGATCCCAATACTAACTTATCTTTATAAGCCCCTTCCGCTTTTTCAAATAATTCTACAAATCTTGGGTTACTTAAAAATTTAGCATACTTTGTTTTATGCATGCTCATTACCCTGTTAACCGAATCTTCCCAAGTCTCAGTCCTATTTTCATCATCAATCCATCTCGAATAATCTAAATAATATTTTAAATCACTCGCCAATTGAAGTCCATTTTTACTCATTTTTTATATCTCTTTTTTAATTATTTTATTGTTTTTATAAATATGTAATTTTTTAGAAAAAATACAAGGTAAAATAAAAAATCCCCCAATTATTTTTTATTAAAAACCTAACAAAATCAATATTAGGGAGTTATATATAATTGGGGGAAAATGTTTTTTTCCTTAGAACGTTTCTTCGTCATCTGTAACTTTTTCTTTCTGTTTTTTTTGTAGAATGTCGTTAATTCTATTTCTTTTCTTTTCTTCTTTTTTGTTTTCGACACCTAAAAAAGTAAGTTCTTCTGTATTATTATCGGTATCAATTTGAACTGATCCGTTATCAAATAAAACATTTTCAAATACAACACCAGCAGATCCAAATCTATTCTTTAAAATTGATAAATTAGCCCTACCACTTTCTTGTTGTTCCATTGTTCTACCAATAGAATATAAGAAATGAGCGAATTGTGATTTCTTAATTGAGCCACCACCCATATCAGATGTAACAATTTCTTGTCCGATTGATTGTCTACCACCTTGAGTGAATAAGTGAATAGGTATTTTAAATTCTTCTGCGAGTGTTTCAAATTGTCTTACCAATACACCTTCAGCTGTCCAACTTTCTTCCGATAATTGAATGCAATCTAAGTAATCAATAACAATCATATCAGGTATAATATTGTTTTGTCTTTGTTTTTTAACCCAATTACGGATTTTTTCAAAGGTTGTTCCGTATGAAGGAAACTTCTTTAATACAAGTTTACCTTTACCTTTAATACCCTCAATTATTTCAATAACCGCTGATTTATTTTCTTTTAAATCATTGATTGGAATACCTGTCCAACAAGCGTAATGTTTACGTTTAATATCCCTAACCTTATCCTCAAAGAAAATATGTAATACTGTTTTACCTAAATTATAGTTTGTATTTGCTATCTTAGTAGCACAAGTGGATTTACCTGTTCCTAATGGTGCGATACCTAAACTAACTTCACCCGAACCTAATCCACCACCAGTGGATCTATCAAAACCACCTATACCAAATGGTAATGGTTTTCTTTCATCATTATCTAATACATTCTCAATATTATCCAAAGCATCTTCACCATTATCTTTATCCTCTGATATGTTAATAGCTTTTTTAATAATATCTTCACACTTATCATACGATTCAAAATCACCCTTTTCAAGTATCTTTTGAACCTTCTGAATAGCTTTCTTTAATTCTTGTTGTTTACAAAAATTGATTACTTTATGTTGAATAAAACTACTATCAGCCAATTCAACATTTTTAACACCCTCAAGTTCATCAACAAGAACTCTTCTAGTTACTTCTGATGATGCCTCCGAATTGATGATGTTTTCAATAGCATCCACCGTAGGGATAGCGTCATACTTAACATAATACTCCTTAACATATTGAGTGATAACCCTAAAATATTGATTATCAAAATATTTTGGATCGATTATATTAATGTAGTTTTCACCAAAAGTTCTATCAGTAAATATCTGAGCCAGAACTTTAGATTGGAAGCTATCACCTAAATACCCAAAATTTTCTTTATCACCCATATTATTCTTCCTCTTCTGTATATTGTAAAGCGTTTTGTAGCCTTGAAATTATTGTGGAAATAGAATCTTTAATATCTACAATGTATCTAATTCTTTGTCCACTTTCAAAGAAAATAGGGATACATAATCCATAACCAGAAAATATAGTTTCTGATACAGGTCTACCATCTACCTTTACAGTTAATGTAAAGTTGTCTTTAATGTCATTAAGATTATACTTTGGTATATCCTTAATTACGATTTCACCATCATCGTCATAATAAAACCCATATGGGTCATAATTATTCCAAAGGTGATCAATACTCTTCTTCATAATACCTTTTTTAATGATACCTACCACTTCATTAGTCGTATCTCTCATATACAAACTTCTTGTGGCTTTTTCATTAAACTTTCTTACGTTAAAGAATCTTTGAACAATAATGTCTTTGTTCAATTTTAACACGAACTCAAATCGTGTCTTGAATTTTTCGTTTCCGATACTCATTTTTTATTTATATTTAATTGTTAAACTTGTTTTACTTTCCACTCGAGCCAAATGCTCCATTACCTCTATGAGTTTCACTTAACTCACTCACCTCTTCTAATTCAATAGTTGGGTAAGGTATAACTAATAATTGTCCAATCTTATCACCAACATCATACACTTCACCATTATCCCAATCCAATTTCTTAAATCTAAACTTGATTTCACCCCTATAACCTGAATCTACAACCCCAACGTGATTCGCTAATATTTGTTTTGTTTTACTAATTGATGATCTCGGAAATACTAATCCAACATAACCTTCAGGTATCTCAACAGCAATGTCTGTACCATATTCATAAAACACTTCACTCTTGACTAATGATGTCGCCACCATATCCATACCAGCATCACCAGGTTTCGCATACTTCGGTGTTACCGCCTTTTCACTTAATTTTTTAAATCTTACTCTCATAATATTGCTTTTTTATATAATTTTTTTTCTTTTTCCATGATTATGTAAAATGGTTTAAAAAAATCAATGAATCCCAAATCTGATTTTGGCATATATGAATAGATACCATCATTTATCATCTGTTTCATTAATACTTTATAATCCCTACCATCAGGATTTAAAACACCATTTATTAATTCATCATCAATCCGTTCTTTTACGTTATCAGTTAGCAAAGGTTGGCTTAAATCAATAATCTTTTGATTTGTTATATATAGGTTTTCACCCATCACACCGTGTTTTGATTTTCCGTTAATGAGATTTCTTAATACTGAAGCATCTCTACCTCTCGATTCAGGTAATAATTGTTTTGCTTTTTCAAATACCCATTCTAATGTTTTTTCTTCTTTTACTAACTCTGGAAATAACTTAAATAATGTTGCTTCACCCATACCATAAACACCTGCTATGTTATCCGAATTACAACCTGTTAAAACTTTTACTAAACATATATTTTTATAATGATAATCTAAATACTTACTCCAATTTTTTTTATTTATGAAATCTCTTTTATCCGCTAAATAAACTTCAGTATTCTCACTAATTGTTTGTAATATATCCCTATCACCGGTATAAACATATTTATGTTCATTTGGAGTATTTAAACAATAATAAGCAATGGTATCATCAGCCTCAGACCCTTCATCTTCAAATTGTCTTAAATATAATTCTTCACAATAATATTGGGATTTAATTTTTTGAATGTTAAATTGATAGTCTTTATCAATTTTATTGTTTATCTCTTCTCGTTGTATTTTGTATTCAGGGTAAAATGTTCTTCTATAATCTTTGGAGTTGGATCCGTCCCAGAAAACTAGCACTTTATCAGGGTATATCTTATTTATCATCATCTTTATTGTGATGATAAACTGATATAACCCACCTATCTTATCTTCATTAAAGATAATATTTTTAGCCCCTTTAGTTCCCCTTTTTAATAGATAATTACCATCTACCACTAATGTTTTTGTCATTACTTAATAGTAGTAAAAAATGTCTATAAAATCAAACAATTCTTAAAATACCTTCACCATCTCTCCACACACTACCCTCTGTTAATCCTATTGGACTGATAGGTAAATTATTAAACACAATACCACCATTTGTAATTGTATTAGTGTTAATATTATCATAATTTATTTGATTATAAATCCTACCATTATTCCCACCATTAACTATATAATTATCAATAGTTAGGTTGGTATTATAGTGTAAATCAATTACACCCGTATTTATATCAATTAAAGGTTTTTTCCCACCTATTAAATTTTTTAAACTTCTCATACAAATACCCTTCCATTTACATTTGGCATTTGGACAACACCATAATTATTAGGATTTACCTGAACGGATGAGTATCTACTACTAATACTCATCACCGGTTCTAATTGAGTCGGTATATATGGAGCAAATACTAAACCAGTATTTAATACGCCAGCATTTCTTAATACAGGTTCCCACTCATTGTTTAACACATTTCTTAACTTTCGTTGTGTATTATATTGTTTTATTGTTCTCATTACTATGAACTACCCAACCACTAAAGATGGTTTAGGCTTCCTACTTCTATGAGGGTCTAATGACTTACTCTCCGTAGGCATTACTTCAGGTTGATCCAACCTTAGTGCGTTTAACGCAAATCTTTTTATATTATTAGCCGCCAATACATCTCTTTCATGTGTTGTCCCACAACTATTACAAGTCCATCCCCTATCTTTTAATGTGAGGTCATTATTTATTACACCACATGAACACATCTTAGAACTAGACTCAAATCTACCTATTTTTAATATATTCACCCCATTCCATTCGGACTTATATTGTAATATATTTAAAAACATCCCCCAAGATACATCATTTATTGATCTGGCTAATTTATGGTTTTTAACCATTCCTTTTATATTTAAATCTTCTATACAAATAGTTTGGTTTTCACTAACTAGTTTAGAAGATATTTTATGAATATTATCTATTCTCTGATTGCTTATTTTTTCATGTATTTTAGCAACCTTTATTCTTTGTTTATTTCTATTATTAGAACCTTTTACTTTCCTACTTAATTTTCTTTGCTCTCTTTTTAATTTCTTTAATGATTTATTTAAGAACTTATGATTTTCATATTTAACACCATTAGAAGTAATAATAAAATCCTTTATACCTAAATCAATACCTATTGTTGTTTCTTCAGTTATACTATTTTTAGGTTTATTATTTTCATTTGTTTCACATAATATACTCACAAAGTATTTACCGGTGGGTGTTTTACTTATTGTCGCTTGTCTTATTTCACCATTATGAGGTCTATCTATTTTAATGTTAATACCTTCTTTAAACTTAGGTATTATTAATTTATTATCTTTTAATATAATAGATTGTGGTATCTCAAAACTATGATAATTATCACGCTTTGATTTAAACTTTGGAAAACTATTTTGTTTTCTGAAAAAATTAGTAAAAGCAATATCTAAATGTCTATTAGATGCTTGTAATGCTTGTGAATTAACTTCTTTTAACCATGAATATTCTTCTTGTTTTTTTAATTCAGTTAATTGTTTATCTAAGTCAAATTTAGTTAATCTTTGTTTTTCATTCTGATACGCTTTAATTTTCTTACCCAAAGCCCAATTATAGATAAATCTAACAGATCCAAAGTGTTTATTTAACAATTCGGATTGGTTAATATTAGGGTATAATCTATATTTATATGATTTTAACATTCTATATATAAATAGTTAAAAATTATAAAAAGTACTTGTTTTAATTAAAAAAAATTCATTAATGTAAATCATTATTTAATAGGTTTCTAATAATATTATTATCAATATTTCCACTTAATTCTTCACTTAACAACCTTGTTAATTCAGCCTCAGCATCTATATTATGAAACGCAGAAATATCTTGAACCATTTCAGGTGTCCAAATCACTCTAATTGATCGAGCACCAACATTAACATTAACAGTTCTTAAATTTAATTTAACTTTCCGTTTGTTTTCAATAATGTATTGATTTATAGTTCTCATTTCAATACCGATCTATAAAATTCCATCCTATTTTTTGATACAAAATCTAAGTTATATTTTTCTTTTACAGTTTCATATAACGCTTCACCCATATCTTTTATTTGTTCTGGGTTATTAATTAATTTCTTAATTGTTTTATGCCAATCTTTATGACTTCTTTTTTGTTCAATTAAAAACCCATTCTTACCATCAATAATATCTTCTGAATATGGTTCAATATGTGACGCAATTAACGCTTTTTTATGGAAACCCGCTTCCATTACTTTCAAGGATGATTTAACCCTATTAAACTCAGTTTCCACTAATGGTGCTAACGATATATCAAAGTAGTTATAGTTTGTAGCATATTTGTTAATTGGTAATGTCCATCTTCTTCTATATGGTTCATTCTTATCATCAAAATTACCTTGAGTAAATCTTTCTAAGTAATTCTTATATTGTGGTGAAATTATATTATAATTATCCGTTACAATCTTTTCATAATCATACCATACAGTTTCGTGTGGTTTAATTGGTTCTTGCATTTGCTCACCTGTTTGAGCATTTATGGTTGTTTTTGTCCCCCTTAAATCAAAACCACATAACACAAATTGTATTTTACTTATTACATTATTATCACCTGATAAAACATTTGTTACACCGTGTAATAATTGTAAATCTTTTAAATGTGATGAACCACCTAAATAACCTACACCAATTTTATCGTTTTCTTCTCTATTTGGAATAAATTGTCTATCTCTTGGATTAATAGCGTTAGGGAATATTACCACATTCTTATTATATTGTCTTATCTTAGAAGCAAAATATTCATTTGTTGTTGTAACATAATCAAAAATCTTTAAGTTCTCAACTATTTTTTTATCTATTTGTTGAAATTTTACTATTTGATATAATCCGTGTGATGGATCAACCAACCAATGATCATCAATATCACCAATAATTATTTGATTTGGATTTTGTTGTTTTAATCTTTTATATATTTCAGGAGTAGCCCCAATATCAGGTGTTAAACTTCTATGACAGAATATAATATTATAATCTTTATACTTTGTAATATCTGTAAAGTCAGATATATCAATAATATCTATATGGATATCATTCTGAAACATTTCTTGTAGATGGACATGAGGCCATCTCATTCTGTAAGCACCTACACCTGCCCCATCAATTGTTGTAACCAACATTTTAATTTTACTCATACCACATATATAATTAAGACACCAGTAAAAATAAATATTTATAAAAAAATACTATAAAAATCTTGTTTTTTTATTTTTTTTACGTATTTATATAATATGAGAAATAAAATAGAAGATGAAAAAAAGAAAGTTAAGGTGAGTATAACTTTAAACCCTGAATTAGATAAGATTATGGGTGAATTACATAAGAATAAATCTAAGTATATCGAACATTTAATTTATAGGGATTTATTAAAAAACAATAAAATAAATGAAGATTTCATAATATAATGGATATAGAAATAATATACAAAAATGGTAGGTATTACGCAGATAGAAATTGTCCTATTTGTGGTGATAAAATAATACACTCTACTGATGGAAAACAAAAAAACGCTAAATCTTACTTATTAAGAAACATAAAAACATCAATAAAAAATAATGTTAAATGTCATAAGTGTAAAGTAATATCTCAAACAGGATCCGGTAATCCTTTTGCCGGTAAAAAACATAATAAAACTACATTAAAAAAAATATCTAAAAATAGGAAAGGTAAGGCTTGTGGTAAAAATAACAGTATGAATAAACCAGAAGTTAAAGATAAATGGGTTAAAAATACAACAAAATATAGATTAAAATCTAAAACTGAAGCATATATTTATAACGAATTAAAAAAAATATACCCTGATATTATATCAACTTTTTATATTTCAACAAAGCCTTTTGATTATTATATTCCAAGTAAAAAATTACTTATCGAGTATAATGGTAATTATTTTCATTGTAACCCAACAATGTATAATGAAAACTATTTTAATAAAAAATTAAATAAAACCGCAAAAGAATTATGGGAAAAAGACAAACAAAAAATATTATTGGGTTTAAATAATGGATTTAACGTATTAACCGTATGGGAGAAAGAATATATAAATAAAGGAATTAATTTTATATTATATGAAATAAATAAATATTAAACCCCAGCACCATCAATAGTTGTCACCAACATCTTGATCTTGCCAGGGTTGTTTTTTTGTTCTCCCGTAATTTCGTTATTTTTCATACCACATATATAAGTATAAGGTTAGTAAAAATAAATATTAACTATATCTATGTTTTTATATCACCAAACCATATATTTTTAATATGAAAACAATTATTAGATATGCTGGTGGTAAATCCAGAGCAATTAAACATATTACACCATTTATTACGGATTATGATAAAATAGTATCACCCTTTATTGGTGGTGGTTCATTAGAAGTTCATTGGGCAGGTAATTTAAATAAGACAGTTATTGGTTATGATATTTTCGATCAATTAGTTAATTTTTGGCAAACTCTTTTATCCAACCCAAAAGGTTTATCAGATGAGATGAAAAAAATTGAACCTACGATGGATGAGTATGATAAAATAAAAGAATTACTATTTAGAACAACAAACACCCAAGAACTTTTAAAAAATTGGAGTACGGATCACTATAAAAGAGATAATGTAATTTCTTTAGATGATTTAACATTAGCAACATACTATTATTTTAGTCATAATTGTTCTTATGGTCCATCATTTTTAGGATGGGGAAGTAGTGTGTATTTAGACCCTAAAAAATGGGAAGGAATGATTAATAATGTTAATAATTTTAAATGTCCTAACTTAGATGTTAAATTATTACCTTTTGAGTTATCTATACCACAACATAAAAATGATTTCTTATATTTAGATCCACCATATTTTTTAGAAAAAGATTCCGATAATAAAATGCACAAAGGAATGTATCCAAGAAAAGAAATTGATGTCCATCATTCAGGTTTTAATCACGAATTATTAAGAGATTTATTATTAGAACATGAAGGGGATTTTGTTCTTTCATATAATAATTGTGAAACAATTAGGGAATTGTATAAAGGTTTTGATTTTTATTACCCAGAATGGACATACTCAATGGGTAACGGAGAAAAACGTATAGGTAAAAATAGATTACAAAATGGAGGTAAATCAACTAAAGATTCACACGAAATTTTAATCGTAAAAAAAGGGGTTTAATAACCCCTTTTTTATTTATATATATCAGGATATTTCCCATAATATATTTTTTTTAACAATGACGATATATGTGAATTTGGTATCACTTGTGGA